CGAAAATCGGCAACTTGCGCAAATCGTCAAGTTGGCCTGCTGCCGGCTGTGTCCGCCGCCGACTGCATTGATTGGTCGATCCCATGCCGCACGATTTTCGACCGGCCCCGGCCGCTGGCTGAGAAGACCATGCGCCGAATCGCGCGCGGCGTGCATCGGTTCGTGCTCGGCGCGGCCGAGCCCTTTATCGTGGGCGTCGGCGGCCGCATAGGCGACACCTTAGAGCGGCCCGCCTCCGGCCCTCTGCAGACCATCACCGCCAAGGCTGATGCGGCCGTGTGCGCGCCCGTGCTGGTGCAGACCGCTTACGGCGAAGGCCAGGGCGCGACCGCGCGCCGAGGAAGCGGCGCACACGATGCCGCCGCGCCGATCGGCACTATTCCCGCCGGTGGTGGGTCGTTCGCCTTATGCGCCCCGCACTTGGTCAAATTCCGCGGCGAGAGCGGCGGCGTGCCCGCAGACGAACCCCTGCCCACCATTACCAGCGGTGCCGGTGCGGCGCGGCCGGCGGGCGCCGCGCATGCGATGGGCTTGGTCTCCGCGCACCTGTGCGCGATGGCGCAGAACGTCGTTGGCATTGATGCACGTGACCCGCTGCCGACCGTGTTAGCCGGCGCGACGCGCTTCGGCGTGACCACCGCATTCCTTGAACAAGCCAACGGCGGCAACTACACCGGCGCCGGCAGCGACCTACGCAACCCACAGCCGACCATCTGCGCACAAGGCGGCCTGCAGCGGCTTGTGGCGGCGCACATGCAACCGATGCAGCAGCACAGCCCGGGCGCCGCCGCGCGCGATCCGGTCGGTTCAATCCTTGCCGGCGGCACGCACCATGCGGTCGTCGAGTGCCAGCTGAGCCCGGAAGCCGAGGCCGGCGCGCTGCGCGTGGCGGCATTCCTGATGCGCTATTACGGCGAAGGCGGTCAGCACGGCGACCTGCGCGAACCGCTCGCCACCATCACCACCAAGGACCGTTTGGCCCTGGTCACGGTGCACATCCGCGGCGTGCCCTACGTGATCGTCGATATCGGCCTGCGCATGCTGGAACCGCACGAACTGTACCGCGCCCAAGGGTTCCCGCCCGAATACATCATCGACCGGACCGCCGACGGCCGCCGTTTGCCGAAAGCAGCGCAGGTAAAGATGGTGGGCAACAGCGTAAGCCCGCCGCCGCTGCGAGCGATCGCTGAGGCGAATCTTGATCCCGTCGTTAATGCGGGGCGGATCGCAGCGTGACGGCCGAGAGATACCGCCCTTCTCACCCAAAGGCGACCAGCAAGTAAAAACCGCCCGTCCAATCCGCGCAGTTTTCAGCCATTAGGGGGCTTGCGCTCCGTATACTACCGATGGTAGTATTCCCGCAACCCAAACAAGAACAAGACCATGACAGATACCGCCGTCATCGCTTCCGACATTGGCGAATTCTTCTTGCCCGCAAAGGAGGGCGCGATTGAATTGTTGCTGATGGAGCACGCCAAGATGCGCGACCGGATCGGCAGCCTAGCCGCGCTGATGGAAGGTGAGATGGGCGGCGCTGTGCCCTACTTCCTAAAAGCAAACAGCGACGGCGGCCGCCGCGGCGGCCGCCTTTCCACCGAGGAGCTGTTCAAGTCCGAAGGGGCTTATAAAGCACTCGACGCCTACTATTGGCGCCGCGCCCTTGACCTGACCGGCGTGCGCGAGATCATGCCGCAGGCGCGTCGCGACGGCTGGGACGATGACATTGAGAAGATGACCACGCCGCCCTTCTCGCCGGAATGGATCGAGCCGACGATCGCCGACCTGCTGGCGAGTCGCGAGCGGTTTTTCGCCGAAAAGGTCGATGGCATTTTCCGACGGCTGTCACCTGGGCACCTGACCAACAGCCCCGAGGGATTCGGTAAGAGGTTCATTCTGACATACGCATTCAGAGGCGGGCGCATGCACAGCTACCCTTACGATGGCTTCCAGGGCTACATGCACGACCTGCGCATGGTCATCGCCCGGTTCATGGGCATGCCCGATCCGCCGTGGGACAGCACCTACAGCCTGCTGTGCGCGATCCCGCGCACCGGCACCTGGGCGCCGCTGGACGGCGGCACGCTGCGCATCCGGGCCTACCTCAACGGCAATGCGCACATCGAGGTGCACCCGGATATGGCGTGGCGCCTGAACCGCGTGCTGGCCTACCTTAACCCGCTGGCGATCCCGTCGCGGTTCCGCGAGCCGTCGAAGGCGAGACCGCGCAACTTCGCGACCATCGAACGCCCTCTGCCGGCCGAGGTGCGCGAGTATGTCGGGAAGTGTGTCAGCAAGAAGGCAAACACCGCAGAGGTGCCATGGATCGAGGACAAGCACCTGCGCGCGCAGGTCGAGGACGTGCTGCAGGCGATCGGTGGCGTCAAGAACAGCCGCGGCGACTACGACTACGACTACGACCCCGACGACGCCCTGCGGCACATCCGCATGGTCGGTACGCTGCCCGACGAGGTGACTCACCAGTACTACCCGACGCCGGCGGACTTGGCGCGCGAGCTGGTGTCGCGCCTGGACATCGGCCCGAGCGACAAGTGCCTGGAGCCTGAAGCGGGCCAGGGCGCAATCGCGCAGCTGCTGCCCGCCGACCGCACGACCTGCGTCGAGCTGTCCGCCCTGCACTGCAAGATCCTGACCGCGCGCGGCATCGCCGACGTTCAGCGTGCCGACTTCCTGGAGTGGGCGAAGACCGCGCCGAAGTACGACGTGATCGCGATGAACCCGCCGTTTTCGCAGGGTCGCGCGGAGGCGCACACCTACGCAGCGGCCGGCCTCTTGGCCCCGGGCGGACGACTCGGCGCGATCTTGCCGGCGAGCCTCGCGGGCAAGTTCAAGATCGGCCGCGCCGAGTCGCACTACTGGTCTGATCCGATCAAATTTCCAGGCGTGTCGGTCAAGGTCTGCGTCTACGTCGCGAGGATGCCGGCGTGAGTATCGGCGGACACCAGTCGCACCGGATGGGCAAAGACGAGTGGCTGACGCCACCGGAAATACTGCGAGCACTTGGCGAGTTCGACCTTGATCCCTGCGCGCCGGTTAATCGCCCATGGGACACGGCCAAGAACCACTACACCATGCTCGACAACGGCCTGGTCAAGGACTGGCACGGCCGCGTTTTCTGCAATCCGCCTTACGGCCGAGAAGCTGCGGCGTGGCTGGCACGCTGCGCTGCGCATCGCAACACGATCGCCCTGATCTTCGCACGCACCGAGACGGCGATGTTTTTTGAGCACGTCTGGCTGAAAGCCGACGCGCTGCTGTTCCTTGAGGGTCGCTTGCATTTTCATCACGTCGATGGCAGGCGAGCCGAGGCCAACGGAGGCGCCCCCAGCGTGCTGATCGCCTATGGCGCAGAGAATGCCGATGCGCTGCGGACATCCGGCATTCGCGGATCGTTCATGAGCGGATGGGTGACCGTGCCGGTAGCGGAGGGTCTGCTGCGATGACACGCGCACGCAAGGCGAAGGCGCCCGCGCCGGCGATCGTTATTGACGCCCACCCTTGGCCAGAGCCCCAAGACGCCACCGGCTGGGGCCTGCATATCCACCGCCGCTACGACATGTCCAAATGGCGCGAGCAACTCGAAAAGGTGCCCGAGGAACACCGTGCCGGCGCCGAGGAATACCTGCGCGGCATTGCCGCCCGGATGCGCGTCGTCCGCCGATTGAAGGGGAGCCCCGATGGCCCGCCCAGCACGAGCTAAAACGCGCAAGGAGCCGCTCTATCTGAGAGTGACGCCGCAGGGCACCTTCGAGCCGGCATCGCAGCTGTATCGGCAGATGCTGCGCGCGAAGAAGTACCGCGTCGGCGACTTGGTGCGCGCGGAGCTGTCGAAGCCGAGGTATCCGAAGCATCACCGCCTAGTATTCGCGACGCTGCGCAAGGTGATCGACAACCTCGACACCCCGATGACCGAATACCAGCTGCTAAGCATCCTGAAAATCAAGATGGGCCGCGTGGAGACCTTCATCGACAGCGCGAGCGGCAAGGTCTACTACATCCCCGAATCGATCGCGTTCGACGCGATGGAGGAGGGGGACTTCAGCCTGTTCCACAAAGAAATGAACCGCGTGATCTCCCGCGACTACCTGCCCGGCATGTCCGAGGCGCAGGTGGCCGAGCTGGCGAGCATGATGGAGGACGAATGACTACAGAAACCCGCGCCGCTCTGATCCGCCGCCTGCACCACCACGAGGGGTGCAGCATCGCAGAGATTGCAGGTCATCTTAACATCTACGCCAAAGACGTAAGGTGGGCGCTGTTCGGCCCCACTCCCGGCCAAAGAGCGAGGGCGCGGGTGCGACGATTGAATCGGTGGGCAATCCACTTGCCGACCGAGTCCGGGCCGCTGGCGTGTTCGCTGGGACTGCGGGTGCATGCGTGAAACTCAAGATAACGAAGGTATACCGTCGATTCTGGTGGCCGCACATCTACGCGCGCGAGCGCGGATTGCTTTGGGTAAAGGTCGTCGTGGGCTATCGCTACTACTTGAACGGCAAAGAGGTAAATTTCCCATGAGGCCCGCGTCGCTATTGAACCGGGTGCATGCATGAGCGACGACGGTTGCCCAGGCCCGGTGAACTGCCCGCTCTACATCATCGCGCACGATGCGCGGATAGGGCACCTTGGATGCGTCCGTGACCTCGCGGAGCCGTGCGAGGGTGCGGGCAACCCGGAACGCTACCGCGAGCTGATCAATCGCGCGCAGGACGAGATCCTTACAGGGTTGCGCGCCCGCCTTGGGGTGCCATCATGAGGAAGGGCCGCAGCACCGGCACGCCGACGCCGGCCCAAGAACTCAGATTCTTCGAGATCCAGCGCATCGGCTGCATATGCTGCCGCAAGGAAGGGATGGGCGCGGTGCCGTGCGAGGTGCATCACCTCAACGAGGGCGGGGTGCACGGCGGCCGCCGGCGCGGGCACGACGACACGATCGGCCTATGTGGCTGGCACCATCGAGGAGTTTGCCGCGAGGGCTGGTCGATTGAGGACATGGCCGCGTCCTACGGGCCGAGCTGGCATCACCATGCGACCGCGTTCACGGAACGCTACGGCGGCGATGATCTGCTCTTGCAATACCAGAACGAATTGCTGATGCTGTACCGATAATGCGAAGGGTGGCGCACTTCACGCGCTGGCCAGCCGGAGGTGCTACGGGTGAAGCGCAGGACACGCCCGAACACCGGCAGCCGGGGCTCTGTCCCGTCTGGGTAGGGGAATAGCGCTGATCTCCTTGCTCGCAGAGTGACCCGGTGTGTTGAACACGGAGGAACGATGGACACGGAAGTCCTTTTCATTGCTGATCTGGCCCGCATGCTCGGCATGACGGAGGCCGCGGTGCGTGGGCACTACTATCGCCGCAGCGGCGCCATCCCCAAGGGATTCAAACTCGGCGCGAAGCTCGCTTGGCGCCGCACGAGTGTGCTGCAGTTCCTTGAAGACCGAGAGCACCGAGCCCGATAACGCAGAAGCCCCGCGCGTGGCGGGGCCTCTGTCGTCGTCTCGGGTGCCGGTTTGTCGGTGGGCCGGCTGCGTCTACTTCATGGCGGACTCCGGTCGGTGGCGGTGGGGCGGCGTCGAGCCCTGAGCATGCCGCGCGCGTGGGCGCATCTGCAATCGCCGTTCGTCGGAAAAAAAGAAGGCCCCGGGGAACAATTCCGGGGCCTTTGGGGCCGGGCTACGTGATCCCGGCAACGCCTGCGCTTTCTCAGGTGTCAGCCTTTGATCCAAGGCCGGTGCCACTCGCTCGCCACGGTGTTTCCGAAGCCGGCGCGGCGACGAGTTGTGCGAGGACATCAATGCCATGTAGTCCTCGCGGCATTCGCCGCACCCGCAGTTGGTGGATCGCCATCGAGTCGAACGATGCGAGAGCATGCTCGCCTGATTTACAGTCAGGCCCGGCGCCCATCCGGTAACGCGATCCGGTGAAGCTGGCAACCTGAGAAGGACTCGAACCTACATCCTCCGGCTTTTTGGGCCGGCGCTTCGCCATTTAGCTATTCAGGCTGACGCTATCGCTAGGGCAGGACTCGAACCTGCAACCATCTGTTCCGTGGACAGGTACTCCACCATTGAGCTACCGAGCGCATCGAGCTCTTACAAGATACCGGGGGGCGCATGCCATCGTCAAGGGCCGACCCGACGAACGGCGTGCTGACTGGTTGACATTGGCATGCCACCGACGGTAGCATTACCACATCGCCACCCGAGACCACGCCATGACCATCGTCCAACTGCCCGAGATCGAAGCGGCCGCCGAGGCTATCACCGTCGGCCGCCGTGTCCGCTTCCATGGAGGCCTCTTCGGCGAGGACTGCGACGGCTTGATCGTCGCAGTGCACGGTACGCCGAACCCGGAGCCGGCGCAAACGACCCTCGGCGGCGCCCGCCGCGTTATCCGCTCAAACGACTGCCACGTTGAAGTGATCCTGTTCGACGGCCGCCGCGCCACCGTGCAGCAGTCCAGCTTCGGCGGCATCGGTATCGGCTACCGCCTCGTCGATCGCGTGCATTGCAACGCGCTGATTCAAGTTGCCCGCAAAACTGCCGCGAAGCGCGAAGCCGACGAGCTGCTGGCCCGCGAGAAGGCAAAGCACGACCTGGCCGATGCGCAGCGCAGCGTCGTGATCAAGACCGCGCCGGTCTTCTTCTGGAACGGCATCAAGGATGCCAAGGGCGAGAAGCTGCAGAAGGCGCATTACTCGATGGGCGGCTACACGAACGTCCCGGCCGAAATGGCCGCCGACACGATCACGATCTACAGCCACGAATACACCGGATTTTCAGCGCTGGTGCGCACCTGCTTTGAGGTCAAGAACGAAAGCGACAGCATGACCGACTATTTCGAGAAGGACCGCATCCAGGTGCTGCCGGTGCACCCGCTGTATCCGCAGGTTCGCGCGGCGTTCGACGCGCAGCAGGCCCGCCGCGAACGCCGCATCGCCAGCCGCGACTGATCCCACGGGCGCGGTGCGAACGTCCAATGCAGCCGGCGTTGCGCGCACGCGAACGCCGGAGCCGGTAACTACGTAGCCCGGCCGCGTCCACCACACATCCCCGCCGCCCCGTTTCCCGCCGGGGCACCCCATCCCGGAGAACACAATGCACATCGAACGCCTCACCACGATCGCCGCTGAAAGCAAGGCCGACGAGCCCACAGCCCAGACCAGCGTAGAGGCGTTGGCCGCAAAAGTCGGCATCTTTTATCCCGAGGGAAAAATCAATCTCGGCGCGCCGTTGTACGCATTCACCGCCCAAGAACTCACAGACTTTGCCCGCCAGTTGCGCCCGCAGGTGGATGAGGCGAGGGTGGAGCGTGGTGCTCGCGGAATTTGCATAGCAAACGGCTGGAATCCAGACGCCCCCGTCTACTACTCCGGCACCATGACCAGGTCCAAGAATCCAGACGGCACTTTTTGTGTGCAGTGGCAAATGCACAAGGGCGATGCCCAAGCCGCACTCACCGCCGCCCTGAACCCGACCAGCACGGAGGCCGAAAGCCATGGCTAACCACATCAAGAAAGTCGAACGCTGGGAGCGCATGGTCGAGATCACGGAAGGCGCACATGACGCAATGCGCGCAGCGATCCTACCGATTGCAGAGCATTTCGGCGGCGTCTACTGCATCGACAGCATCGAAAGGTGGCCTGCTGGGTTCTTCACGATCCGGCACACGCACCACCGCAGCGGTGGTCCCTACGAGCATGAGACACGCATCCCTCTGAAAGTTTGGACGGCAGATGACCCTGTCGCCGCAGCGCGAGAGTGCGCGCAAGAACGGAAGGACGCGGCATCCAAGGCCGAGAGGCAGCGGAAGTTGGACGAGATTGACCGATTGACGAGGGAACTTTCGAAGGAACCTCACCATGACTGACCTGCGCGAACTGCTGAAAAAGGCGATCCCGTACCTGCAAGACGAGGGCGCGAAATACGACGACGACGGCAGCAATGAACCGTTGGAGCTTGCGCGAGAGATCGAGGACGCCCTCGCCGCGCAGCCCGCGCCGGGTGGCGAGGTGGGGCTGCCGGAACCGTTCGGGTTCTATGATAGCGAGGAAGAAGACTTCAACTTGTTTGCCCAAGGGGCAGACCCGCATGGCCTCGATCAATACCCCGAAATTACTTACCTTTACAGCCGCGACTCACTCCGCACCTACGGCGACGCCCGCGCTGCTGCGGCTGTGGCGGTGCCGGAGGGGCTGATCGAAATCGGTCGGCGCTTGATCGCAGATCGAATGCAGAATGATCACTTCACGGCGGACCCGATCTACACCGTGCAGCGCGAGGATCGCATCTATCGCGTGCAAGACGGCGAGGGCGATGGTTTCATATGGGTTGAAGACGGCGAGGAAGTCGAGGAGCGTAAGGCCGCAAGGCTGGAGCGACGATCAGGCCGCGGCTGGGCACTACCCGAGCGATTTGAGCGCATCGAGTACAGGGCAAGGTGGCAGTTTGTCGATGCGTACCTCAGCTATGAGGCTGCCAAAGAGCGCGTCGAGTACGAAAAGCGCAAGCACAGCGGCCTGTATCGCACCTACGTCGAAAGCGGCCACAGAAACCACGAATGGAAGGCACTTCAGGCGTTCCTTATGCTCGCCGCCGCGCCGCAGCCCGCAGCTGCCAAGGATTCATCGGCTGTTGCACAGGATGCGCCGGAGGTCTGGCTCAACTTGTGCCCTGTGAATCACGACAGACGGGCAACGTGCCCCCGCTGCCATGACTCCAAGCCGCCGGGCGCTGTCCACGGGCAGCCTGTGCGCGCCTCGCCGCAGCCGTTACTTACTGCGGCCGATGCGCCGCTAAGTAACGCGGAGCCGCAGCCCGGCCCGGAATCTCTTCCAGACTTTTTAGACCGCATCGCCTCTGAGCTGATCGAGCGAGACACGCGCGCCGGGAACTTCGCCGCTGGGGTCGCCGATTCCCTTCGCGGTCGGGCGGACATCCTGCGTAACGTCGATGGTCGGCACGCCAAGGACAATTCGACAGGCGGTGATTCATGAGACTTCGAAGCAAGAAACCACAGATGGCGCGTGCGGCTTGGCGCAGAGCAGCTCGTTATTTTTTTTGGTTTCGTGTGCAGTTTGTAATCGCAAACACCGCCATCACTCGATGGCACAGCGCCGCTAGCCGGCCGGTTAAACGCAAGGGTAAGAGACAATGACCACAAACAACTGCACATGCCCGGGCGGTGATAGGTCTTTGCAACATCCGTGCCCGGAGAATCCGGCGCAGCATTTGGACAGCAAGATGGCCTGCGGTGCGCCGCGCGATGGCCGAGACCGATACCCCGAGTGCGATTGCGAAACGGAAGAAGTATGCCAATACGGAACGCAGCCCGAGGCCAAGGCGGAGGCGGTCGCCCACAACCCGGACAGCAACGGAGCGACGGAACCCTGTGATGCCCCGAATGGCGGAGTCCCATGTTCGTGCGGGGCTTGGCACGCGCAGCCCGAAACCGCGGGGGCTGATGCAACATACGAAGTGCGGCGATGGTGTAGCGGCGATGGTGCGTGGACCCAGTGGCAACAATGCACCGACCAATACTTTCGCGAAAATAATCGTGACGAATCTTTGCAGTTCCGGCATGCGCAGCCCAAGCCCGAAGCCGCCGGTGCGGACATGCGCGACGCCTACGCGGGAGCACGCGAAGACCCGCTTGAATGGAAGCGTCGCGCGCAGCGAGCCGAGACCGAGCTCAGGAAGCTAGGATACGCCGGCATCGACGCAAGCGAGCGGCCAGAGGCCAACGCCAAGGAGGGGGTGGATGATCGAGAGTATTCGGACGCCGATGTCATCGCCGATCTTAAGGCGTATGCAAAGATTCTTGGCTCTCAGGCCGAACTTGCGAAAGAGTACAAGGTCAGCCCTGCCTACGTCTCTGGTGTTCTAACCGGAAAGCGCTCTATCCCCGAACATTGGGCTATGCGCATGGGCTATTCAAAGCCGAAGTGGCAGCGCTCAGTGGATCGGCGATTCTCAGACATTGCGCAGCCCAAGGCCGCCGAGGGCGGGGCGGATGACAATGGCTGGGAAGCGAATGCGCGTTGCTTGCTTGACCGCAGCCCGCATGCGATTCGCGTCTGCGAAGGGGGCGGCCCCGAAGACCTGCTGAAATCTTTGGTCGTGACCTTCATGGCGATGGAACAAAAGCTCGCCATGGCCGCTCCCGCCGGCAGCGGGGCGGTGGAACAATCCGATCTAGCGCTGTCCGCCGCAAAAGCGATTAGCCAGGTGCGCCAAGGGAATTCCCGCTGGTATCGCTTGTACCTTGACGACGCCGAGGCCGCGATCGAAGGGATTAAGGAGCGTATCGGCGGGGTGATCTTGACCGCTAGCAGCGGGGAGGCGGTGGCGTGGGTGAGTCGCCGGGAATTTGACTTTTTGCGTGCCAACTCTGGAAAGACAGGAGCAGCCGCCGGCGTCTGTGCTGGAGACCGAGGTCATGACGTTCCGCTCTACGCCGGAGCGCCGCCAGCGGATGCGCAGACCCTAGCCAATGCCAATCGCTGGCGTTTTGTTTCCGACCTGTTTGGCCAACTCACCACGGGTCGCAGCGAACGCATGCTGGAGGCTCTCGGCTTGGACGAGACGCGCGCGACTGAGCCTCTGGCCGCGATCGTGGACGACGCCCGGCATCTAGCCGGCAAGGGGGAGCGATGAGCGCGACGAATCAGTACATCAAGGCCTGCGACGCCGCCGAAGCTGCGATACGTGAAGGTTTGCGACTGGCGCCGAACGACGCAGAGCGCGGGCTATGGGAGGCGATGCTTGATCGCGTTTCGCTCGTCGGCGTGACGCATGTCGCCTCGGAGAACCGAAGCCCATGACTTGGAGCCCGCAACAGGAGGAAGCAATCAAGGCCGTGCGCGACTGGCTGGCCAATAAGAAAGGGCCGCAGGTGTTCCGACTGTTCGGATATGCCGGGACCGGCAAAACAACGCTCGCGAAGGAACTCGCCGCCGGCGTCAGGGGTACGGTGCTCTATGCGTGCTTCACCGGAAAGGCCGCCCAGGTTCTGCGCACGAAGGGTTGCGAGGGCGCGTCAACAATCCACAGCCTGATCTACACGCCGCGCGAAGACCCCGAGACCAGGAAAACGAAGTTTGTACTGAACCGCGAGAGCGCGGCCGCGTTCGCAGACCTGCTTATCATCGACGAGGTGTCGATGGTCGGCGAGGATCTGGCTACCGATCTGCTGTCGTTCCGTAAGCGGGTGCTGGTGCTGGGCGACCCTGCGCAGCTGCCGCCGGTGAAGGGCGAAGGGTATTTCATAAACTCTTTCCCCGATGTCATGCTGACCGAGGTGCACCGGCAGGCGGCAGAGAATCCGATCATCCGCATGAGCATGGACGTGCGCGAGGGGCGGGGACTGCAAGTCGGCGACTACGGCAAAAGCCGAGTGATCCGGCGCGACAGCATCGGCCGCGACGAGATGCGCGAGCTGGTGCTGGGCGCCGACCAACTGCTGTGCGGCCGGAACATGACGCGGCAGACGTACAACGCGCGGATTCGCCATCTGCGCGGCCACGCTGGCACCGCGGCGCCGCATCACCCCGTCAAGGGCGAGCGTCTGGTGTGTCTGCGGAACAACCGCCTAAACGGTGTCCTGAATGGCTCGCTGTGGGAGGCGACGCAGGTCAAGGCCAATGGCGCGCGCATTGAGATGCGAGTAAATTCGATCGACGACCTAACCATACCGCAGACCGACGTGGTCGTGCGCGAGGAGTTTTTCACCGGCGAAGAAAAGAAGCTGGAATGGGACGACCTCAGGGGGACGGATCAGTTCACGTTTGGCCACGCGCTGACCGTGCATAAGTCGCAGGGCTCGCAGTGGAACGACGTGATCCTGTTCGACGAGTCGCAGGTGTTCCGCGAAGACCGCGAGAAGCACCTGTATACCGGGATCACGCGCGCATCCGAGCGCGTCACGGTGATCGTTTGAGAGCCGCGGGCAGAGCCACTACGACGATGCTGATCGTCATCGCGGTGGCCTTTACCGCGCAGCGCGCGCTGCCGACCGAGCGGCTGATGCTGTGGCCGCTAGGCGAGACCGGCTCCGGCTTTATGCCGTGGCAACTGCTGACCTACGCCCTCCTGCACGTCAACCTCGCACACTTGGCGCCGAACCTGTTGACGATTGCCGCCCTCGGCGCGCCGCTGGAGCGCGCGATCGGAGCGCGTCGCCTCGCGCAGTATTTCCTCGCCTGCGTGGCTGGCGGGGGCCTCGCGCATGCCGCGCTCTCGACTCACCCGGTCGTCGGCGCGTCCGGTGGCGCGTTCGGCCTGCTGATCGCCTACGGCACGTTGCATCCGGTTCGGCCACTGCGCCGGCTGGTCTTCGCGGCGATCGCGCTGCTGCTGATCGTCGCGACCCTGCAGCCGGGCGTCGCGCAATTTGCGCACCTGGGCGGCGCGGTGACCGGCTGGGCGGTGATCCGATGGTGGCGCCGGCCGAAATGAAAACGCCCCGAGGGTGCCCGGGGCTCAGTAATGCGCCAAGGTGCGTCGCCGGCGGGCACCTACCCATCCCCGGCAGTCAACGGTTTCAAGCCGCAGACGCATCACGTTTGGTAGCGAGGCAGGGAATCGAACCCCGTCCCTCCAGGTTATGAGCCTGGCAAGCTGCCGGTGCTCCACACTCGCTGAATTCTCGACCGTATTTCGCAACGGGCGACCGCGTCGGGCTAGGCTGCGCGGGAGCGACCCGCGTTTCGACCGAGGCGCCCCGTATCTCCCGACCTCGCGCTGCAGACGCTTCGCCGATTCTTGGGGGCTTACCGCGCGCCAAGTATTCCGCCAGCATCCTATCGCCGTCAAGCGTGGGGTCAAATGAAAACGCCCCCGGTGGGGAGCCGGGGGCGCGGTACTGCACGGGACACGCCGAAGGGGGCGGCGCCGGATCAATATGCCCGCGGCATCGCCGACAGTCAAGCGGCCAGCTTGCGCGCCAGCGACTCGGCGCGCAGTTGCGTGTAGCGCCGGAGTTGGGTCCATGTGCGGTGACCGCTGACTGCCGCGACCTCGGACACGCTCCAGCCGCGCTCGAATAGCCGGCTGATCGCCTCATGCCTCACGTCGTGCAGGCGCAGCCCAGTGACGCCGGCGGCGGCACACGCGCGCGCCCAGGCCTGCGTGAGGCCGTCGCCCGTCAACCCGACCACGAGACCGTCAAGGCGCCGGGGAATCGCCCGCAGGGCCTCCTGCGCCCGGGGCGATAGCGGCACGTCGCGCGGTTCGCCGTTCTTGGCCTCACGCGACGCGACGCACGCGCACCGCGTCGATGCTCCCTGCAAATGCTGAGTCGGCCACGAAGTGCAGGGCATTGTTGCCGCTGGCCGCGGTGAGCTCCTGGGTGTAAGTCCCGTTCGCGCTGCGCGCGCCCCCGCTGACCGGCGCACCGCCGACGAAGCGCGCAAGCACCGTGCCCGCGCTGTAGCCGCTCACCGTGAACTCGACGAGGTAGACACCGCCGGCGACGAATGCGACCGCCTGCGATAGGTCGCTGGCGGTGCCTGCGGCCTTCGTGGCGACGCCGGCCGCGATCGTCCATCTCGTGCCCTTGGTCCAGTCCGTGTCCGCGGCGAATGAGCCGTTGACGACCACGGTTCCACCCGTGCAGGTGATTACGTGGCTCTGTATCTGCCAGCTTGCGAGGCCGTCGCGAACCGCCTCAACCTCGACGCGCAGGTCTGCATTCAGCTCGTGCTCGTAGGTCAAGGCCGTGCCGGTGATGCCGGTCTGCGTGTGCAGCAGCGTCGAGGGCTGCTGGTAGATTCGAACGGTGTAGGTCGTGCCGGCCTCGGGGCCAATGCTAACCGCGCCCTGGTCGATCAAGTCATCCTGCTGTACGAGCCGATCGCGGTGCGCCCAAGTCAGCGCAAGGCGCGCGTATGCCGTGGCCGGATAGGCTGCGCCATTGATGCGGAAAAGGCCCGGCGGGTACGGCCGCGCGGCCCGGCGATTGAGAGTTACCGTTGAAGTCGGTGCCGAGCCCTCTGCCAGCTCGCCGGTGCCGGTGATCGTCACAAATTTCGCATCGACGACATCGCCCAGCACGTACTCGGTCTGATCCGGGACCGCCCAGCTGTCGTAGAACCACACGCGCGTGCCGGTCGCCCAGGCCTGCGGAACGGTATCCGCGCAACCGCGCCCGACGGTGATGGTGTTCGTGCCCGTATTGACCGCATCGATTCGCACGATCTCCGTTCCGATCAGGCAGGCGGTTCCCGTGTCTACTTGGTCTAGATCGATCGCGTTGGACAGTTGCACCGTGGTCGCGGTGCGCGATAGGTTGGCGGCCAGCGTTGCCGTCGGCGTCCATGGCCCCTCTCCCTGCTCCTCGTAGGCCGCGGCCCCGATCTTTGTGCGCAACTCGAAAGAAAAGCTGAGCACCGGCGGCTTTCGTGCAACGCCCGCAATGTAGCCGGAAGTACTGGGCAGCGCCGCGGCATTGGCCGCGCCCTCGGTCGCGGCGATCTCACGGTAAGGGATCTCAAAGGCGGTGTAGTGCTCGGCCGGCGACGGGGTCGTGTTGGGCGGTTGCCAGCCGAGCGGTGGCGGCTGAAGGTAGCTATTCAGCGGCAGGCCGAACGAGTCTTCGACCGCCTCAATCTCAATTCTCCCCTCGGTCAGGGTGCCGTAGTTGATCTTGCCGATGCGCAAGACCATGGATTGGATGCCAAGCCTGGGCCACGAGAAGCGGATCACGTCGCCCGGCAGCAGGCCGTAAGCCGCGCGCGTGGCGTAAAACCGCACGCGGGCGATCGTCGAGCCGAACGTGCGGATGTCGCGCTCCGCGATGCGCGCGGCGATCTTGTGCGTAGGAATCCCCGGGTATTCCTGCGTCTGCGCGACGACGTAGCCTTGCGAGGTGATATTCGCCAGATGATGGACGGTCACCGCACCGTTTTTAGCCAGCAGGATGTCGCTAAACTTGATTGTCAGCTCATTGATCGTCTCGCTCGGGCTCGCACGCTCGAAGCTCTCCATAGTCATGATCGTGCCGTTTTCCTCGCTGAACACCGGCAGTTCTTCGAGGTCGTAGTCGTCGCGGATCGCGCGCAACCGCCAGAGCCCCGTGCGGACATCTTGGCTTAACGCGGCGCCCGCGTGATCGCACACCAACTGTATAAAGTTCTGGATGCTCTCCTGGCGCGACCACTGTATACACAGGCCGAAGGCTTCCGCGTGGAAGGTGTCGGCCGCCGACGTGAACGACACGGTATCGATGGTGCCGGCCGGATAGCCCAGCCCCCACTCCGAATTTGTCAGGCACTCGTAAATGATGTGGGCGGGGTTGGCTGCGAATAGCGCGCCGGTGCCGACCTCGGAGACATCGACGGCCGCCTTCGCCGGATACCACACCGCACCATCCCATCCGGCCGTGATGCGCTTGCAGCGAAACGACCACGGCTTGACGTAGGGATTGTTCGCTGAGACGATGCCGCCTCGCCAGACAAGGCCCAGAATTCCACGGTACGCAGGCTGCAGAGAGCCCGCACCCTGCGCGGTTGCGAGGTAGCTGTTCGGCGCCTGATCGGCGGCGCCCATCATCACGTCGAGCGTGCCCTGCACGCCGCCCTCGCGCTTTTTGCCGCCGAAGAGATTGAGTGCATCAATGACGATTTGCGTGCTGGTCGTGACCGAGCCGGCCCAAGCCATGCGCCCACCAATGCGAATCTCGCTAATCTCGTCGATTGGCCCGTGGCAAATGCCGAGGTGCATGCCCAGCTTGTACCAGTAGCCCGAAACGAATTTCTTACCCTTGCCCATCGGCCGCCTCCTGCCGTGCAAACTCAAGCGCGCGCAGCGAGAAAGCGTCGCCGATCTCCAGCGCGCGCTCGCCTGGGATCCCAGTCGTGCCGAGCTGTTCGATGTCTACGCCGTGGCGTTCGCACCACGCGAGGATGCCGTCCGCGCATAGCGGCTTTCGGCCGTTTCGCAGCATCATGCGGACGTGGCGAAGATGGACGACGGGCTCGGTCATTTACCGGACTTCGACTTGATAGGGATGGTGTTTAGGTCGCCGTACCAGAGGACGTTCGGCCCCTTGACCCAGACGGTGCCGAAGATCACGGGGATCGGGCGGCCCTCTTCGGCCGTCGGCACGTCGAAGTCGGCCAGTGCCGCGGGGCGGGCGTTCGGTGGCTTCGGTTGCAGCGCATAGCTGATGACCGTTGAGGCGATCAGCACGATCACCATGGCAACCCAGCCCAGTGCGCGGTGCACGTTCTCGCCAGCCGCAGGGTCGATGACGGACATGAGGCGATAGCCGGTGATCTCCTCCACTGCCGCCCAGACCACGACAATCGTCATGATCAAGGGCAACCTTACGCGGTTCGCGCGGGTGAGAAGCGTGACGAGTTTTCTAGTAAAGAGGCTCATTTCCGAACGGGTTGTTGAGAGGCATATACGGCATGCCGCCGAAATTGATGATGTTGTCGAACTTCGTGTCGCACGTCGTGTCCGTGCGATCGCACCCCGGATAGATATTTACCTGCATCCCAGCCGTCAACCCTACTGGGGCGATGTCGAGGTCGATGCTAGGCCCTGCGTGCGCGATGATGTAGCGCCGGTCGAAAACCCCGGTCGCCACCGCCCACTCGACGTAGCCGCCGGCCCAGTAGCCATCGGGCTGCGTCGCGATCTCGGTCGCCGTGATCTTGATGCCTGCAACCGTGTCGGCCGTGGCGACTAGGCGAAACGCGCTGCGGTTCAACCCGCACCCAGCGCCGTACAGGACGTGTGGGCACATGCGCTGATAGTAGCGCCGCAGGCCATTCCGGCGGATGCTCGTCTGCAGCGGTTCCAGCGTGATCTCGGCCTCAGAGCCCTCAAAGCGGACGCTCAGGATGCGCCCGGTCCAGATGGTCGCCACCTCTGCGTCGCCCTCGTGGTACTGCCTCAAGGTCAGCGTGATCGTGTCGGACGGCGGGGATATGGCGTAAAGCGCAGCGACCTCGAAGTCGCGAGGCACGCGCAGCTTTAGGCTGGACCGATTCAACTCCTGGCCCTGCTCGATGTCCGAACGCCTAATCGGCGCCCGCGTGTAGGTAATGAAGTCGATGACGCGATCGGCGTCCGCGCTGGTGTAGCGCCACGCGATGTAATCGCGATTGAAAGTGTAGAGTTCGACCGGGCGAGCCTGGTCCGCGCTGCGCTCTCGTCCGTCGTAGGTCATTGGCGCGCTCCATCAGACATCGTTACGTGTGCTCCTCATGGAGGTCGCGACCTCGGCCACCTCACCGCTGAAATAAGCGAATTCGGCCGCGTCTCCCGACTGTCGGGAGAGCGCCATGAACGACACCTGCACGATTTCTAGCGGCTGAACATTTACACCCAGCGCCGAGTCGATCACCAGTCGTTCGGTGTTCTCGTCAAGGACGCTGCTTGAAGTGACTCGGCGATAGTAAACAGCGCCACTCACAAGCTCAATACGGAGGTCGCGACGGTTCGGGTCCATCTTGTAGTATTCCGTGTACCCGGTCCATTCGACATTGATCGCCAGCGCGCTGTCGCCGATCGCCGCGACCACGATCAGGTCATCGGCCCAAGTCGGAACCCAGATACGGCCGGCCTTGCCGCGGAGGGCGAACGCGAGCTTGCGGTGGCGATCAATCTCCGCGCGGCTGTCGAGTACCCACCGCATGCTCTGTTCGACCATCGGCATCTCGGCCTCGTCCTCGGTGGCCGCCGGCCCAGTGCCCGGATCGAAGACGGCCAGCTTGCGCTCGTAGGTCGCGGTCGGGTCTTCGGACCAATCGGGGCGCGCGGTCAGCACCGGGTATCCGCGATAGGTCACGCCGCCGGCGCTGGCCGCGTACTGCTCCGGCTCGATCATTTCGAAGCGCACGCGCAGGTCGCTCGCCCGGCCCGTGAAGCGAGACAGCATGAGGTTATCGTCGATGCGCGCGGCTCGCGCGGGATAGATGCGCGCCCCAACCGGCCAAGCCTTTGCAGTTGGTCGTGCCAGCACCAGCTCGGTAGGATTGACCGACTGGATCTCGACGATTTCGAACACGCGCGACGACTCGCCCAGCAACATACCGAACGATCCTGCGCGATAGTTTCGGGCGGCCGTATTGGTCGGGATGCTGGTCGCCCCGATCGGCAGCGGTGCGGTCAGATCGGCGCCGTCAAACCACAGCGGCACGGCCCACACACGGGCGCCCAGCGACCATATCGCCGCTTCCATGTGCCGGCGCTCCTGACCATCCGGCAGCATGCCGAATTCCAGAAACTGGCGCGGGTTCAGGCGCAGCGATCGAGACTGCTCCTCGCCGCGGTACGCGCGCAACACGTCCGTCAGCCACTCCAGCCGCTCAAGCATCGGGCTCGCCCAGTTCGGGCGCCACGACCACGCCGTCACGCGCGTGCCGGTCAGCTCAATGCTGACCGCCTGCGCCTCATCGAAGTCGAAGGTGATCGTTGCGAGGATGACCGGCGGACCATTGGTGCCGATGGTGATCGTGTAGGTTCGCTCCTGCTGCGGGGCAAACTGCAGCGGGGGCAGCGGATGGCCGCCGATGGAGATACCCGCCGCGTTTTCCTTCACCAGCGATTCTAGGACGCGAGCGCGCCGGTACGCATTCCAGACGACGACGGTGCGCTGCTGCTCGCCTACGACGTTCCCGAGCTCGAACGCTAGCGCGCTGAAATGGAATCGGTTGTAGAAGTCGATGCCGAACATCGGCTGCGTTGCGCCAGCGAGCGCCAGCGGCGCATCGGTTCGGCCAAATGTCAGCACCGAGGAGGCGACCCGCAAGGACATCGCCGCACCCTTGGTGGGGTCAAACGAGGCCCCTGCCTGAAAGGGCGGACCCGGCGAGTAGTCCCAGAGGAAACCGATGATGGGCACGGCTCAATTGACCTTGTAAGCGTAGCCGTACTTACCGCTGTTGACCTGACCCACGCCACCGTCTTTCCGAATCACCGGGAACACCTTCCACTGATCCGAGCCAATCGTCAGCACGTCTCCAGGGGACAGGTAATCAAGCCTCACCCACCGCAGGTGGGGCGGGTAGCCGAGCGGGCTGCCCAGGTTCGACGTGCGCTCGCCGTACATCCATGGCGGCAGGAGCACGGTGCGCCCGGTGATGGAGCTTGCTGCGCACAGCCCCGCAGTTTGGAGCGTGCCGCGCACGCTGCCCGCGCTCGCCGGGCCAGCATCGCGGACGCCGCCACCCATGCGGTTCCCAAACGATCCACCACTGTTCGCGTCATACCAGCGAGGTACAACGCCATCGCTGTCTGCGCGCACCTGCGTGCTCTGGCCAACGCTCGTACAACGACTGTCCCAAGGCACGCCGTGCTGCGTGCTGTTCGGGGTGTTTATCGTATCGCTGCTGGTCGAATAGCTCCATCTGCAGGCGTAGGCAAACATGCCCGTATTCAGCGCGCCCAGGCTCACCAGCTTACCGACGCCGGTGTGCTTGTAGACGCCCGAGCTTGTCTCGATGACAACGTATAGGTAATCGCACCCGCGCTCGGCGCCAGTCATGAAGTGATAGGCGACAAAGGGTCCGCTCATCGCGTTCGAGTATAGCTTGGTCGAGCCCTGCGCCTGGTTCTCGGTGCCGTTGCCCGCGGAATATACGTTGTGCGAGTACGCGCCGAAGAACGGCCCCGGGTCCGTCGATAAGCCCGCTCCGGTGTCAGCGATGAAAGTGACGTACTGCGTGCCCTTCGTGAGTTGCAGGGCCGTGCCCGCCCCCGAGGTGCGGGCGCCGAAATAGTTCTGCGTCCAGCCGTTCGCCGTCGCGAAGACGCGCAACTTGTCGAGAAGGTCGGCGACACCGGAAGCAGATGCGGTTTCGTAAGCCATGGTTTAGTCCAGCGCTATCGCGCAAAAGGAATTGATCGAGGAACGATTGACGTTTGGAACAATCAGGTGATCAATCGCTCCGTCTCGAATCAGGGCCTCGGCAGAGGTCGCGAAGCCCGTCGTCCAGTAGACGCCGTCGAACTCGCCCCACATATGCTGCTGACCATTGATTCGCATCACCACAACAGGCAGCAGCGGCTTTGTGCCGTCGATGCAGTCGCGAAGGTGATCGGTCTGCACTGCCCCGGTGTCCGAAAGCGCGTAGGGCCAAGTCCGACCACGGGTGTCGGAACCCGACATGGAGTTGCCCTCGCTCGCCGTGCCCTGCAGGCGGTTTGATATCTGCAACCAACTTGCGTCGGGCATGTATGCGGCGAGCGTTGTGTTCGACCCATCGGTGGGCGACTGTGCGCCGGGGTCCGATGGATTGCGATAGCCGCCGTCGTTCGATGCGTCCCAGCGTTTCGTGTTGTCGGTGTGCGGCGCACCGATCAGCATGGGGTAGGGGTGCGCGCTTGGGGTCTCATAAGGCAGCCCGAATCCGCAGTAAGCGAACTCGTAGACGGACGACGTGCGCGTAGCGATCACGAATCGACCGCCGTTAACCACGATCCAATAGGCTGTCGGCGTCTTCGACAGCAGCAGGAACTTGTCCTGGCTGTTGTTCGGCACGTCGATGACGGACGACGCCGGATCGACCCAGTAGCGGAAGCCACGAAAGCCGAGGTTGTAACGGTCGGCCCCGTTTTCGGTGACCGTGTAGCCGGCGACGTAGATCTCCTGCGAGCCATCGACTCCCGGGGCCTCCCATGCGTACTCGAACCGCGACGACACGTCCCATTTCAGCGTGGCATCCGCGAACAGCCGGACCTCGGTCAGGTTTAGCGTCGCCGCATTTGCCGCGGTGATATTTAGGCGCCAGTAAAGATGCGCGCCGGCCGAGGCGGCCAGCACGAAGTCGCGACGCTGGTAGGTCTGCGTCCATGTCTGCCCGGACCACGATTGCGCGGTCGTCCAACTGGTGCCATTGTCGGACCACTGCAGGCCAAACGCAGCCGGCGAGTTTGCAATCGAGTTTCCGTTCCAGATGGAAAACGCGCGAACCTCGGTCGCCTTGTGCATCTGCACCGTGACCGTCGCGGGGAACACCGTCGTCGTCGTCATCGTCGATGTCGTGTTGAACGTGTTGTCGAACAACCGATCGACGTTTGAGAAGTTCGCGGTTCGGTAGATTGATTCTATGCACCCGCCATAGCGCAGGCGCGTCCACTTCGGCCCGGTGTTGAGCTGGAAAACGTCGCCCGCCACGAACGCGGTGCCTCCGGCGGTGATGGTGAAGCTGATGACAGAAGACGCGAACGGCGTCCCGACCGTCGCAGTGCCGAGCGAGCCGGACACGGTGCCGACGACCGTGAAACTGGTCGCGCTGGTCGCGGTCACGGTGATCGTCTCGGTGGCCGTGGTCGCTGTGCCCAAGTAGCCCGTCAGCCGACCGGTGCCGGTTCCGGCGTAGGTCAGGCCCCAGGCGTGGCCAGTGGTGCAGAGGAAGGCGTCCAACTCGTCGAGGAGGGCGGCATAGTTCGCGGCGGTTCCGGTCTTGGTGGACATTTCAATCTCTCATCCGAGCATCTGTTTCACGCGGCCAGGGTTGCGGCCTATGACATTCAGGATAACCCGCTCACCTGCCGCGCTGTCCATCTGATCGGGCACAAATGCGGAGTCGAACACATTCACGACGCGAGTTGCATCACCGCCAGCCGTCCCGCGCTGCGCGCGCTCGTAGGCCATCGTCTCCTTGCGGTTCAGCACGCGCTCGCCGGTCTGCAGGATCGCCGGCACCTCGTCTTGCTTGAGCCCGATGGGGCCACCCGTTCCCGAATGGAACCGCGGCGCACCGATGAAGGCAGCCGGATGAACTCGGCGGTACGCGGAGAAGCCCGCGCCGACCTTGGCGCCCGAGTGCGCGATGCCCGTGGCGCTCCCGACCGAATTCGCGACCAGCAGCGTGTTAGCGGCCACCTGCAGTTGCGCGGCGGCCAGTTGCAGCGCTATCGCGCCGCTGGTGACAACGCCGCCAGCGACGCCCAGGGCGCTCGCAGAGGTGCCCACTGCCGTCGGCAGGGTCAAGGCGACAGCCTGGAAGCCCGCCGAGCCAGCGGTTGCGGCAGAGCCCAGCGCAGCGGCGGCCGCGGTAATGGGCGCGGCGTAGGCTGCGCCCGCGGCGGCCGACTGGCCGATGTCCGGCCCGCCCGCGCCCTGTCCGCCACCAAACAGGCTCGTGATGCCCTCGATGGCTTGCCTCGCCAGCGCCGCCGCCGCCATCTCAGCCATGCCCTGCACAAAGGCGACCACGGCGCGTTTCATCGCGTCCTCAAAGGACACGGCGCCCGATGCGAGGTCAGTGAACAGCCCGCGCAGAGCGTTCATGCCCGATTCCTGGGCGGCATCGCCAAGCGTTTGCTTGGCCGCCTTGAGCTCATTGATCTTGGTTTTGAGCTGATCGACCGCGGCGATGGTCTCGGGCGAGGGCTTCGCGTTCATCGCGGCCTGGGCCTTCACCAGCAGATCCTCCAGCTGGCGGATCGTCGCCTCCCGTTCGACACGGATTTGCTGCTCGGCCTGCGTCTGCGTAAGCGCGCCCACCTGCACCTGCGAGGCGAGGAACTGGCTGCGCGTGGTCAACAGGCCGATGAAACGGTCGGATTCACTGGCGATTGCCTCCGAACGCGAGCGGGCCAGTTCCACGTCGAACAGCTGGCGCACCAGCTCCTGCGCGCGCGGGTCGGCGGCTCCGAATCGCTGCAGTAGCGCGTCGCGCTCCTGCTCCAGGCGCACGCGATCGGTTTCTCCAAGCGAGCCGGTGGCGTCCGCGAGTCGCGCGCGGAGCCGGTCTAGCTCTTGATTCAGTTCGCGCTCGGCCGCCGCCTGTTCCCGGGCCGCCTTGGGGCCGATCTCGGCACGTTCGCGCGACAGGCGGACCAAGTCGGCCTCGGCACGCTTACGCTCGTCGATCTCGACCGCCGCATCGCGCTGGGCTTCGGCTGCCTTGATCTCGGCATCGATCGCCTGCAACTGCAGCGCGCTGCGCTGCGCGTAGTAGTCCGCGGTCTTGACCTGGCCCTCGGCATAGAGCCGGTCGAGCTCTGCCAGCGCGCGCGTGGTCGCATCGACGATCAACTGAGCGTCGATCTGCACCAGGGCGGCGGCCTGCCGACGTGCCTCAGCCGATTTCTTTGCCGCGGCGGCCGAGGTTCGGGCGCCCGCGTCGGCGCGACGCTTCGCCTCTTCGGCCTCCTCCTTGTCGAGCCCGGCGATGATTTGCGCCCGCGCGGCCTTGGCCTGCTCGGCCGCCTTTGCATCGCCCGCAGTGGTGGCGGCTTCGATGGCGGCATTAGCGCGATTGATTGCGGCCACGCGGGCACGCGCGCGCTTCTGCTCCTTGCTCTCGTACTGTTTTGCCTCGCTCTGGAGTTCAGCCGAGAGCGATACCGCCGTGCGCTGCGCACGCTTGCGCTGCGCGTCTTTCTGAGCCTCTACCTCGGCGTCCTGCAACTGCCGCAGCTGGGTTTCAATGTCAGCAATGCGCGTGCGCGCAAATTTGTTTCCCGAGCTCGCCTCGTCTAGAAGACTTTGGCGCTCGCGAAACAACTTATCAAATTGCTCTCGTCCGGTCTGTTGGCGGCCGATGTCCAAGAATGCGTCGCCAAGATCACGCATCGACTCGGTGATCGCCCGCCATCCCTGCAGGATCAAGCCTTGGTTCTGACGGATTCCCGGCGTGCGCTGGTCAACGGCATTCGCGTACTCGCGCATCAGGATCGTGGACGCTTCTTGCTCCCGACCCTGCTCCACCAGCGTCGTGATCTGGTCGCGAATGTTGCCGTTGACGATGTTGTATTTCTGGCTCAGCAGTTCAAGTGCATCGACAGGGCTGTCGGCGATCTTCTCGAACTCGGCGATAGTCGCCTGCACGTCTCGGCCTGTCGCGTTGCGCATCTGCTCGGATGCTTTCGCGACGAGACCAAACTGCTCGGCCGTGAACTTTCCGCTCTCCGCGATCCGCCCCAGGGTTTCGGCGGCCGACGCGCGCGTCGAGCCCTCAAGCCGGTCAAGGCTTGATGCCATGTCGCCGAGCTCGTCAGCGGTAACGCCAGCGGCCCCACCCGTCAGCTCAATGATGCGCGCGAAGCGCAGGCCTTCCTCCTGCCCCTTTACGAACCCGGCACCAACGAGCGCCAGCGCGCCGATGGTGATGGTGATCGGGTTGACGAGCGAGAGGATGGCGCCGCCAAGCGCGCCGATTGCGGGGCGCAGGCCGCCAAAAATGTCACGCAACTGGCCGCCCTGCTGGAGCGCCACAAGGAACGGCGACTGACCGCTGGCTAAACTCGTAACGATGTCGGTCAGCTGCGGCGCTGCGAGCGCGATGTCGCGGTTTAGCTCACGGGTCGCGGCGGCCTGCTGCTTCGTAGCGCTGGCGGCCGTGCGTGACGCGGCGGCACCGCGCAATCGGGTGGCGGCCAGGCGCTGCTCCAGCCCATCGGCGCGGCGATTGATCTCCAGTAGGCGCTGGGCCGCATCGCTGTCGGCGATGGCGGCGGCAGAGTCTGCGCGTGGGCGCGTCGGCGAGCCCCCTGCATCCGCGACGGTCTTCGCCGCAGTGGCCTGCGCGCGTTTCAGGTCGCTTTCGAGCCCCTTGATGTTTGAGCGGGCCTGTTCGACGGCGTTCTTGATGCCGCTGACGCCGGTCTGCATGCCGGTGGCAACGCCCGCGCCCTGCTTCTTCGCATCGCCGAGGTCGCGCCCCAGCTCCTGCAGTTGCTTCTGCAGGTCGCGCAGGTCGCCGGTGAACCGGAACTTGAACTCGGTGCTATTCGATGCCATCGCTCAGGGCCTTGTGGTACTTCTTCCAGTTCGCGCTGTCGTACTGTGCGGCGCGCAAGTCGCGCGCTCGATTGAGGCGCTCGCGCTGCTGGCGGCGCGCTGCGGCGCGGCCGTAGGCCCTGAACTCGGCGAGGGTGTAACGCAGGATTTCTTCGCGGTGGTGGCCTGCTGCGATCAGGTGGTCGATGGCGTTGGCCCATCCCCACTCTGGGAGGGGTGGGCCGCTTCGACGACCTCGGCCATCGCTTGGGCCGCGGGGGACGCCTGGAGCTTGGACAGCATCGGCGCCACCCGCTTCGCGAAAAAATCCTGATTCACCTCGACGATCGCGATCACCAGCGCCAGCAACTCATCGACGTTGCCCGTATCGACCCACGCCGCATCGCGATCGACGGCCACGGCGCATACGGCGATTATCGTCTCGCCGTGGTCCGCGATCAGATCGAGGAAGGCGCTCTCGTAGCTCCCGTCTTTGGCGCCGCGCGCAGCGTAAAGCCGCATCAGCGCCGGGGCCGCCATCCGCACGAGGCGCGTGAACGGCGGGATCTGCCGGATTTGCAGCGGGCGAACGGTGACCTGCTCGCCCAAGAACCGAACCTCTACCGCAGGCGGATCGAGGACGGCGCTGTCGTCGCTATGGGCCCGATCGGTCATGCGATCAGTCCTCCATCTCGACCGTCATGTACTTCGAGATGCCGCTGCCGGTCTTCGTGGTGTCGGAGAGCAGCGCGCCGGTGACCTCGCCCGCGCCGTAGTCGTCGCCGATCAGCGCGAACTGCGAGATGAGGCCGCCGCTGACCTTGTGGCACCGCACGCGAACGCGCTTGCCGCTGCGCGCTTCGTTCAGCCCCATGAACACCAGCTCGTACTGCTTGTTCGAATCGACTAGGGCCTGCACCTTTTTCTGCGCCGCGCGGGCGTAGTCCACCTCGATGTTCGCAGCGCCAGCGACCGGATCAGTGACCGTCGAAGTGCTTGGAATATAGAGCTGTCCGTCGATCAGCTGGTAATCGGTGCCGGCCGCGAACGGCGTGATTCCGCCAGCCGGGCGCACCGCGGTGATCGACGACGCGATGTGTGCGAGCGGGGTGTATCCGCCTTTGTACGCGACGACCTGTTCATCGACGACGTTGCCCGAAGCGGTGTTCGTGGTCTGCGCGCGCAGGGCGCGGGCGAAGTTTTCCGCAGAAAAGTCGTGGAAGGTGTAACCGATCTCGACGCCGGTCAGGCGACGCACCTCGTTACGCTTGCCTCCGCCGGGCGTGGTGTAGTCCTGCAACTCCTTCACGTCCTCCTGAGGGGACAGGGTGAGCGCGGAGCAATTGCCGACCCCGACGAAGGGCGCCGCGGCACCGTATTCGCGGATCAGGATGTTGCCGGTGCCGATGTAGCTGTGGTCGGTGGCCATGGTGGGTTCCTCGTCAGGTGCCGCGGTACGTGCGGCGATTGGTGAAAACGATGGGGTAATAGGCGTAACCGGCGTCCGTGAACGCAGCGCCCGGCGCTGGGGCCAATTGCAGCGGCCCCTCGTCGGGAAGGTCAGTCAGCCGCCAGCCGGTGAGCGCGGACATCACGGCCTCGACGATCGGCGCCGATGCCTCGCGGGCGCCTTCGCGGGTTCGTGTGTTGCGCGCGTTGCGCACGGCGACCACGACGTAGTAGGTCTTCTCGACCTGCTGCACGCGGGCGCCGTACACCGCGCCGGGCGTCGAAACGGGGGCGTAGCCCTGATAAATCACGGCGACGCTCGGGGTGACCTGCGAACTTTCCTCAAGGTCGCCGTATTCGGCGGTCGTGTAGACCTGCTTTACGGCGGCCCCGAGGCGATCCTTCAGGCGCTCGACAATGGCGGCTTCGAGTTCGGACCAGCTCACGACACGGCCTCGAAGTGCTTGGCGATTTCGGCGAGCACGCCCTTCCTCCATGACGGCGGGAGCATCAGCTGGCCCTGCGGATTGATCGGCATGAACGGTCGGGCCGGGATCGTGACGCCGCGCGACAAGATCAGCTCGCCGCCTGGTCCGGCGAACGCCAGCACCTTCGCGCGCTTTGGCACGATGCGTCCACCGAAGTGCTGCAGTCGGGCCTGTTTTGCGACGGTGCCGATCTCGACGCCGTCGCGGTCTGCGGAATAGGTCAGCGAGTTGCGCAGCGCGCCGGAGTCTACGAGCGGCTTGCCGGCAGAACCCTTTGCCTGAGCGGCGAGGTTGTTTGCTGCAAGCTGCTTGCGGCCGGACGCAGTGAAGGCCGGCGTTCCGTCCTTTTTGATCTTTTGCACCGCGGGCGCGCGAAACTTGATCGGCAACCAGGGAACGCCCCAGGGCGAGCGCGACTGACGGAAGCACAGCCGGATGCGGTTGACCAGCAGGCGGCCGATTGCTTCGAAGGCCGGCGTCGGGTCTTGCGCCCGTTCCCGCAAATCGCGCAGCGTCGCATCGACCTCGCGAGTGTCGGCAGAGACATTGATGCGGGACATCACAGCCCCCCGATGAATCGATCGGTCGTCGCGGTATCGAAGGTGATCGGCGCGGCGGACACGGCAATCGTCGAGACGGTCTCCGTTCGCGTCGCGCCGACGACCGAGAGTTTGCCGTCGCGAATGTCGCGCAGCAGATCCATCGCCAGCTTACGGCGCTCGCGCACCTCGTTCGTCGGCGCCTCGTCGTACAGCTCGTAACGGGTGAGGTCCGCCGCAATCCCGACGATGAAGGCCGGCACGGTCGCGATCGGGATGGCGTAACCCGCCGAGACCAGTGCCGCGTCGATAAGCGAATCCGCATCCGCAGACGCCGAGGCGTAGGTGCGGTCCGAGCCCGAGGCGATCAGCTGATCGTGCTCCTCGGTCCCGAATCGCTCCTTGAACGCGGTGGCGGTGCAGTACGGCATCCCGATCCCGTTACGACTTGGTGATCGGGATGATGCAGGCCGGTCGGCCGCAGATGGCGCGAACGTGCGACTGGATCGAAACTTCCCAGCCCTTCGTGCCCTGCGAGTCGCCGAACGGCTTGCTGCCCATGTAGTACGGCTGGCCCAGCGCACCGGTGCCGACCGATTCCATGGTGTCGTTCGGGGCCATCGGCAGCCAGAACGTGCCCTTCACGCCGGTCGGGATCGCGCGCGCTTGGTTGTCCGGGATCTTGACGTTGCCCGAGCCGCGGTAACGGCGCCAGCGCACGCCGCCGAACACGAATTCTTCTGCCACCGCACCGCGCAGTTCCGCCGCGGCCTGATAATTCAAATAGGTATCCTTGATCGACTTGGCTTCGATCAGATCGGCCCAGTAGCCGTTCGAACACAACACCAGCGGCTCGCCGAACGACAGGCCGTCCAGCGCGGCTTCCATCGGCAGGGTGATCTTATTGAAGATCTCCTGGCGCAGCTTCGTGGTGTCGGTCTGCACGGCGATCGCAACCGAAGACGCGGCGGCGCCGAACTCGGTGCTCGCCGGGCTCAGGATGCACTGCATCCGCAGGTTTTCGTGCGTCAGGTCGATATCCCGGCGCAGCTTCGCCACGAGACGATTGCGGCGATCGGTGAGGACTTCCTTTGCGCCGGTGGTGCCGGCTCCGCGAGCGGCCAGCACTTCGTCCGCGAACACGTTGCCCTGGTCGCCGTAGACGTCGGTCACGGCGAAGTTATGCACCTTCCGCTTGTCGAGAGTCGTCTGATCGCGCGGAGCGCCGCGCGGATGCGCGATCAGGACGCGTGCGCTGTCCTTCGTTTCTTCTTCGACGGCGAAGGTCGTGCCGGTGAGCGGGACCGGCTCGAACAGGCCCAGCTCGCCCAGGAGTCCCGGGGTGTAGGGCGTCTGCGCGAGGACGCGGACGAGCTCCTCGCGGGTGAAATAGTCGCGGTAGATATCCATGAGAGTCCTCGGCTGGATGGTGGGTTAGGAATGAGGTGAGGCGGCGGTCAGACGCCGGTGCCGGAGGGATCGATGAAGCGGATGTTCTTGCCGAGCAGGTCGGTCTTGCCGCTGGCGATACCGGTGCCGTCGTTCGTGCGCCAGGAGATGAGCGAAGCTTTGACCACGGCCATGCGCTCGATGACCGTCACTTTCTGCGTCGAGCTGCTGTTTGCGACCGGGTACGCGAGGATGCCGTAGGCCACCCCGGCGGTGGCGCTGGCGTTGTCGTAGACCACGAGTTGTCCGCCACTGGTGAGCTTTGCGAGCACGGTGCCGGCGAGCAGGTCGCCCTGGTTGGCGGCGAGGGTGCCTTCTTCGCGGGTCAGATGGTGCTCGGCTTCCCAGGAGAGGAACTCCAACGGGCGGCGCGGTTCGGTGTAAGTCGTCATGAGGGGTTCCTCGGGAAAGAGTGATTCGGGAGTAGCGGGCGGCGGTTACTTGGCCGCGGCGCCGGTGACCTGCGCCATGATCGACGCCTGCGCGTCGGCGATGCTCTTTTGTTCGGCCGAAAGCTCGGGGCTGGAGACCTCGCGGTACTCGACGACCTTCGGGCGCATGCCCAACTGCGCCAGGAACATGCCGCGCGCAGTGACCTTTTTCGCACCGTCGCCCTCGCCGAAGTCGAACGTCGCGGAGCCGTCGTCGAGCGTGGCGGCGAATTCCGCCAGCTGATCGACTTCGGCGGGCAGTACGCGGCCGGCCTTGACGTGCGGATCGATCGCGGCCTTGATGCCGGCGAGCGAGACCTGCTTCACGATCTTCGTGTGCTCGGTCTGCAGTTCGGAGAAGTCGGCCACGGCCTTGTCGCGTTCGCCCTTGACCTTGGCGAGTTCGTTTTCGGCGGCATCGGCGCGCGCGGCCTTGACCTGCAGTTCGGCGATCTGTGCGGGGGTGAGGGTCATATCGGTGGCCTCGGTAAAGGATGGGATGGGGTTGCTGATCGACTCGCTGGGCTCGCTCGGTTCGCGTGCGGCTGCATCGAGGTCGGACAGGTAGTAGTTCGGCAGAGTGCGATCAGCGATCTCTACACCCTTTTCGGCAATGAGCCAGTCGCGCAGACCACGCAGTAACGCGCTGACGCTCGACCAAGCCCAACGTGTCGAGTCGGCGAATTCGATTACGCCCTCCTCGTCCTCGTTGAAAGAAACGTCCTTGAGGCCCTTGATCGCCGGCGGCATCGCGCCGAGGAACCCGACGTGGCGCAGGTAGTAGGTGCCCGGGACCGGGTTGTTCGGGGCATCCGGTGCGTAGAACGATGCGCTGCGCTTCTTGAAGCGGCCGGACTCAACCATCTCGGTAAACTGCGGATCGACCTGCGAAGAATGAGCGACCATTGCGCCGTCGGCGTACTCCAACTTCGACACCCACCCGTAGGCCGGGCCGTTGTCCTTCGGATGTCCGACGACGATCGGCGCCTCGTGGATCGCCGGATCGTAGGCACGGATCGATGCCTCCAGGTCCGACTCGGTGAAGCTGAGAGCGTGACCGCTGGCGGCGATGTGCTTGCCCGGCTTGAAAATTTCGAAGTGCTGCATGCGCCCTCCCGGGGTCGCGCGAAATGTCGCACGCATGTCGCAGATTTAACAGGTGGGACCATTTCCGACGGACGGTTGCGGCGGATAGTTGACATTGGCATGCTACCGACGGTAGCTTATCCATCGTGCCCGGCAGGACCGGGCAGGAGATCACGATGAAAGCCTTTTTTCCGCTGGACCCGCCCGACCCCAGCGTTCCGCTCGAATTCGAGGCCGATGCCGAACTGACCGCGCGCATCCGCGCCGGCCTCGACGCGCACCTAGCCGAGGAAAACGACGCCCGGCCTCTGCATTTGCGCCGCGCCGCGCGACTGGACGCGATGCACAGAACCGAAGGCGCTGCGGCATGATCCACGACAGCCATATGCCGACTGCGACCATCGCCGCGATCGACGCAGGCGAGCGCATCACTCGTCGCCGAGCCATTGTAGCCGTGCGCCACTGTGCATCTTTCGCCGAAACCTTCGCATGGGCAGGCCTCACCAAAGTCGCTCAGGGCTACGCCCTTGACGCGATGCGCATCGCGCAACATGTCGCCCGCGCCGGTCGAGTTGCGGCCGTGAGCGGGCCAACCACCCTGACCGAAGCTGCGCGCCAAGCTGCCGAGCTGCTGACCGGCGCACCAGATGAAGATGTTGCCGCGGCCCTAGCGGCCCGATTGGTGAAGTTGGCGGACGAGCAAGACCGCGTGTTTGCGGAGTTGGCCACGCTGAACGCAACTTCGATGCAGGCCCTCGGCAGCGAAGGCGAAGGCGATGCGCTCTGCGCCCTTTGGGAAGCTGTTGAAACACTGACGGACGGGGCGAAATGATGAAGCGGACCGTGTCTCAAGAAAAGTGGATTGAATTCCTGCTTTATGTGCTTTCTCCGACACAAGCCAACGGCGGATGGATAAGGCCAGAGCAGATTAGTCAAGACCTCGGGCTGGGCCGAGCCACAACCTACCGCTATATCGAACGAGCCGAGAAAGCAGGCTTAGCAATGCAGGTGAATATGAAGCGTGGCCCCGAGGTGGGGGCTGGCATTCGCACCATGCTTATGACGATTCTCCGGCCCGCGGATTCTTTGCCGATAAGCGAAAGGCGAAAACCAAAGGCCGCAAGAGGCCGCAAGAATCAAAAAGGTCGAATCGCTCAAACGCTTACGGACCGCGCCCCATGACCGCCAAGGCCATCCGCCGCCCGCGCTGGCTGCTGCCTCTGATCCAGGCCGCGCGCCGCGCCAACCCGAACCCCAGCTTTACAGCCCGCGACTTGGCCGGCTTCCTCGCCGTTTATGCGTTCTGGCTGCTGCTGGTCATCGGTGCCGTCTCCGGCGCCAAATAAGCCCGCCCGGAAAACCCGGGCCACAACTGAGGAAACACCCGATGCTGCCACCGCCAAATCCCATACAGCCCTCGGCGCTCGCCGCGCCCATTATTGCGCCGACGACTGCCGAGACATGGTCTGCCCCGTTCCGCGTTGCACCGCAGCTCGCCGCCGGCGGCGTGAATCCGTTTGCGAACGTACCCACTCGCATCGGCATGATGCTGACCGCGCCCAACGGGCAGCGAGTGCCGCCGGGTGCCGGCCTCGATCTTTATCTGATCGACAGCCAGGGAAATCTGAATAAGCTCGACATGACCCACATAGCCGAGGGCGAGGGCGAGCCGTTTTACCTTGTGGTCGGCGACTACATGGCCTACAAACCGGCGTCGTCCGAGCCCTACGGCCTCGACGCGATCGGCTACAGCAGCCAGGCGAACGAAGCGTCGTAACCCATCCCCAGGCCGACGCGGGGCCGCCAAGTCGTCACCCGTGCCGGGCTTCTCCAGCCCGTACCCCGCGCAGCCGACCGTGGCGGCTGTAGCGTAGACACCCGGCCCCCGACCGCGGCGGGGGCGTCCCTCTGAGAACGCACGCATGCCCAACGAGAACCTGCTCCCCTTCGCCATCCATGGCCAACTGATCGAGATCGGCGACGACGACGATGGCCAGCCGCGGCTAGTCGTCCAGACCACGCGCGAGGCAATCAAGGCCTGCGACGCAAACCTGCTGCTCAAGCCCGTCGTCGTGGCACTGCAGGGTGCGACGGAGCCGCCGGCGTTCATCGTGAACGCGGAAGATGGATCGGTCACGCGGGCCTATCCGACGGTGTACGACGAGGTGATCGCCGAGCGCGTGCGCCAGGACCGGCAGTGGGGCGGTTCCGAGAACGACAATGCCAACACCTTTGCTGACTGGCTGAAGCTTATCGACAAACAGGCCAGCTATGCAGCACTTTCCCACTATCCCATAGCGCTCAATTACCGTGAGCGAATGGTGAAAATCGCCGCGCTGGCGGTGGCCGCGATTGAATCCCTAGACCGGACCATGGTGCGCGGCGCCGAGGCTGGGTGATGCTGACTTCGTCTGCAAAGTACGATCGCCTACGTGCCGAGCACTCCGCTCTAATCGCGGCTTTTAAAGGCCTATTGGAAGAATGGAACAAGCTCGTCGGGCGGATCAATAATCTCGGCGGGGAAAGGTTCCTTGTAAGCGCGCGAATTGTCCATGGCGACCCATCGCTATCGGACGATGACCCGCGAAAGTTGTTATTGCTGTGCCACCCCGACCGCCACGACGGAAAACAGATGGCTGTCGAAATGACGCAGAAGCTGCTCGCGATCAAAGCGAATAAGCGGCCCTGATTCACCCACCGCGGCGAAGCCGCACACCACGAGGCCAATATGTCCTACCCCAATATCCCGCTTACCCCCGTCGATTCCTCGCAGATTGCCGCCATCGGCTACGACGCCGACAGCCGGACCCTCGCGATCCGGTTCAAGGGCAAGGGCGACTCGCCCGGATCGCTCTACCACTACGACGACGTGTCGCCCGAGGACTGGGCTGCGTTCCGCGATGCCGAGTCGATGGGCTCGCACTTCTACCGCCACATCAAGCCGTATCCAGGCAAGTTCCGCTACGCGCGCATCGCCGAGGACGCCTAAGTATGGCCGACTACTATCTACCCGGGACGCCCGTCGTCCGCGTGTCCGAAACCCCGTCGGCGATCGGCTATGTCGTCGAAACGCACATGAAGCTCGGCGGCTCCGTGCGCTACGACATCATGACCCAGGACAGCGCGGGGCGACCATGGGTTAACGCCGTCGAGGCGTTCGAAGTCCGGCGCGCGAAGCCGGGCGAGTTGCCGAAGTTCAAGCTGCACCTGGGCAGCGACGATTCGGAGGCATCCGCCCCAACAGAGCCCGGGAGGGTTAACCATTGAGAAATGGCCGGCCGCAGCCGTCAATCTAGACACTTATTCCAACCAGTGAGGGCGATATGAGCACACAAACAGCAACACGAATCCAGATCAACCGCGAGAATCTCCCGAAGGTCATCGCGAAGGCATTCGACCTGTCCAAGCCGCAGGGGATGGGAATTCTCCATTTCATGCCCGGCCCCATCCCAGAAGATGAGCTTAGCTGGATTTTAGCCAGTGCTGACGAAGCAAAGCTCACCGATCACAAGAAAATACGCCTCGATTATGTGCAAGGCCGAGCGGTCAAGCTGAGTATCCATTACGACGAAGGCAGCCAGCATTGGTATCTTGAAGGCGACAGATGGTACGACCACAGTCCGGCTGCATGGGAAGATTTGAAAGAATACGCGCAATCGCTGTAATCCCGACTTATCCCAAGGAGAGCGCCGAAGACACCGTAACGGCCAGCATGAGCGCCGCAACATGCAGAGAGCAAGGGACGCCACGCCCCATCGTGGCGTCTTTAGGGGGGCGGATTCGGAATGCGCAGGCTGATGCGTAGTGACGGGCGAGCGGTACGGAGTGGGTTGTTTCAGTCAGGTCCCACACGTCGGGAATCCAATCAAGCCGGATAGAAGTCGATAGCAGCACCGGCCCGAGTCCGACCCCCTAAAGAGCACAGCAGGAGATCGCGATGAAAGACGAATGACGCAACACATTGCAATGGGTGCCCGGTCCCAAGATGCCGGGCACCTTCTAAGCATCTTCACGCATGCGGTTGGATACGGGATGTCGGTCCCTAACCAGCCCCGACAGGCTACCCTCGCGGAGAGGGCCGGCCGCATTCGTGAGGGTGAATACGCAGCAGAAAAGCGAAAGGAAATTCCATGCACGAGATCGTCTATATCGCGGTATTCGGTGCGATCATCGCCGCGGTGATGTTCCTGCCGCGCCCCGCTGTGTCTTGGCGATGGCCGGCCAGCGGCCACACGCCGAGCGAACATGCTGGGCCGTCGCCGGAGCGCGTGCGCAAGCTGGCGATCGGCGTGCGTACTTGGTTGCCGACGGACGAGGCCGAGACCTTCGATGATATGTGTCGCGCGCTCGGGTTCGACGTGCCGCCCGTGCCGCGGAAGCGCCTGCTGCCGCCGAACCCCGTGCGCCAGGACGACGAGGACTGACCGATCAGCGATCCGCGCCCTCGGGCAGGTCGCGGTCGTAGTCCTCTTCTGAGATCGGCCGGCCCCTGTCCAGGGCCTCGGTCATGAGCCCGGCGAGCGTGTCGTCATCCATGCCGATGACGTGAAGCGGAGCCTGCCCGAAAGCATCAATGTAGCGCCCCATGAGGGCAGCGAAAGCCTCAGTCGCCATTGCGAACAATCCTCTCGAACTCGCGCGCCATGCGCGGGAAAAAGCGCCGGGCCAGCTCCCACCACAGCGCGCTCGGCGCACCGGCGGACGCCGTCAGGTTCGCGAACGCCTCGGTTTGCTGTCCGAAGCCCGCGCGCTTACGGTAGTAGGCCTCTGTGTGGCCGGGGAAGCCGGCCCCGACGCTCGCCAGTTTGTTGCGGGTCGCGGCACCGATCAGGTCGGCGAACGATCCGAGCATACCCTTGTTCCAACTGTCGCGGACGGCGATGAAGTGCGCGCGGCGATCATCGACAGATGCACCGACCAGCTGACCCGTGGTGTCCATGCCCGCGGCCTCGGCGACGAAGCGCTCAACGTCTCGCCGCTCGATCGCCTCCAGAATCCGCGCCATGCGGATGTCGCCGGCCAGCGTGTCGAACAGGGCAGCGCTGTTGGCCTTGAGTTCGGCGCGGAGCGCGGCGAGATCAATGCCCAGGGCGCCGGCACGCTGCTGCAGGTACTCGCGCCGGCCCTCGGGCGTCATGTCGATCAGGGTCGGCTGCAGGCGGCGGTAGGTCTCGACCAGCTCCGCACGCTTCGGCATGTCCTTCGCCCCGCCCATGTGCGCCTGTTTAATCAGGTCGCGGGCATCGGCGCGCATCGCATTGGTAAACGCATCGCCGGCCGAGACGCGGCCAAGCGCTCGTGTGCCGCCCGAGCTGGCCAGGCTGCCGATGCGCACGTCGAGGATGTGGCCGAACTTGTGGCGCCAAGTCGCGAGGTGTTCAAGGCTCGCGGTCGTGTAGGCCGGCGGCATGTTGACCGACGAGCCGAAGGTCGCATAGGCGCCACCGGGGAGCGTGGTCACGTTCACCGCCTGCTCGCGCACGACGATGGGCATCAGCCATTCCTGCGCGCCGCGCCACGACTTGACGTGCCAGGCGCCGGCAGCGGTTGACGCATTGAACTGCAGGTCGGCCGTGCGCTGCGCCGCCCGCAGCCCCTCCCGCCCAGCCTCGCGGATCTCCGCGGGCAGCGCCTCAATCTTCTCGCCCGCGAGCCGGCGCAACTCCTCCAGCCGCTTCGCGCCCGGGTTGTGGTCAAACCCCGGATCGATGCCGAGCGGGATGCGCTCGACTTTGCCAGTGCGCGGGTTCGTCCAGTCGTAGGTGCCCTGCGCCGGCACGGCCGTGACCTGCAGGCCGAGGTCGTCCAGGTCGTCTTTAGACAGTTGGATGATACTGCAACGGCAATTCCAGCCGTTCGGCGGGGTGTGCGTGCGCCACCAGGGATGCGACACGGGCAGCACCGTGCCATCCCACGCCGCGTGATCAGGCCGCGTGCGGTGATCGTCCACGGCATCGTACAGCAGGTAGGGCGCGTCTTGGGCCTGGGCGGCGATCTGCTGCCACATGCCCACGGCGTAGGCCGTCTGCATGTTGGTCCGAAAGATCGTCTGCAGGCGGTATGGTGCCCCCAGTTGCGCGGTGACCTTGAGGCCTGTGGCCGGGTCGATGACTTCGCGCCGGCCCCACCATCCCTTTTCCTGCAGCATCGGCGTGATGCTGCGCGCCCACTCCTGATACGGCGTGCCGCGCTCCGCTGCATCGATCAGGCTTTGGTGCACGGTCGCCAGGAGGTCCGTGTCCATCATCTTCGCGATCACGGACGCGGCCGCGCGCTCCTCGCCCACCATGTCGGCGTAGCTGAACAACTCGGAAAGCCCGCGCGAACGCAGGAACGCGAGCGCGTCCTTCGGCTTCGTGTCCCAGCCGATCGTGATCGGCGAGTCTAGGAATTCGAGCAGGGCGCCGATCTTCACGGCGACGCTCAGCGCTGCCCGCGGAACCAGCCGAGCAGCCGGGACAGGATGCCGGCATCAGCGACGGCCTCGACCGACTGCGCCGGCGGTGCCTCGGCCATCATCGCAGCCAGGTGCTTGCGCGCGGTCACGTAGTCGCCGGACTGCTCGGCGAAGGCGAGGATCTGCGACACGCGATCGCCGATCACGCCCTCGTAGCGGGCGGCGAACCGGCGGGCGGCATCCGCAATCTGCTGCTGATCGGCACGCTTGGAGCCGCGCAGCGCGGCGATCGCTCCCAGCTCCGCGAACTCGGCGGCCAGCTGGCTCGGGATCTGTCCCAGCTGATCGGGCAGAACGCCTTGCTGCACGGCCTTTTTCTGCCAGCCCTCGCCGTAGGTCTCTGTGATGTAGTCCTCGGTCGGCTCGTAGCCCAGCGCGTAAATCTTCGCATCGCGCTCGGCGCGGCTGTTCAGGTCTTCGGGCGGCTCGACGTTGCGCCATACGCGCGGGGGCATCGCGCCGGGGAAATTCCACTCGGTGAGCCACTTTACCGGCCCTTGGTTCAGCGAACCGCACAACAGGTCGGCATCGGACTTGACCACGATGTCGCGCACGCCCTCGTGAACCTCGGCCTGGGATCGGCTGCTGCCGTTGTCCGTGGTCATGGTCTGCGATAGCACGATCTTCGCGATCGCTGCGTCCATCGCCTTGCAAAGGCCCTCGTAGGACGAGACGCCGGTGCGCGCCGCTTCGAGCAACCCGACCTCGACGCCCTCGGGCACCAGGATAGCGGTGTCGTGGGCGAACGAGCGCAGTTGAGCCAGCACCTTGTTGCGCTCGACCGGGTCGTCGATGATCGCCTTCGGCGCAGCGCCCTTCACGGTCGGAGAGGCGAATTTCTCCAGGAACACCAGCCAGAACTTGATGTCGTTGCGCTTGAAGAAAACCGGCCAGTAGCAGTAATGCGCGAGGCCCAGGCCGTAGGGCTCGTCGTCGTGATCGGCGCCGGTGTTGAGCGTCCAGAACTTGCGCTCGGGCATCTGCGCATAGCCCGTGGGGCGATTGAGCCACAGCGAACCATCGACGCCATAGGCGAAGCGGTGCCGCTCGCGCACGATGATGCGGTCAAGTTCGACGTAGCGGCCACCGGTGCGCCACATGCATTCGGCCACGGCGTGGCCGTACCACACGCCATGCAGCATGCCGTTCGTCGCCCGGTCGAAGTCGATGGCCTCCAGTTGCTCCTTGATGAACTGAGCGGCCGCCTTGTCGATGGCGCGCTTGCCGCCGGGCTCGACGTCCCAGTTGCAGGCGATCACCGCGTCGCGGCGCTGCTGGAACGTCGCCTTGCACTGGTCGTCGCGCAGAACCTCGCGGTACACGTTGTAGTCGCGGCCCTTCTGGGCCAGAACCGTGTCGCTCGGGATGAGCAGGTCGGTGTAGGGGGCGGCCCCGAGAATAGTCCGGCCGAGGATGGCGGCATCGGTCTGCGCCAGCTCTTCGGTGACCGGCTTGGCGATCTGCGTCATACGATGAATCCCGAGGTGTCGGTGCCGCCGCCGATACTACCAAAGCCGAACGCGCTACCGGAACTAGTAGAGGCGCCCGCGCCGTAGCCGACGCGCTGATCGCCTGACGTGGCGACGCCCGTGATGCTCACGCGGTCCTGCATCCAGCGCAGGGCCTGCGAGGTGCTATCCACCTGGTCCTTGTGCTTCGACAGCGGGAAGCGGCCGACCTCCATCTCGTAATCCAGCAACCAGTCGGCTTCCTCGGGCAGATACACCTGACCCGATTCGATGGTCGGGCTGACCACGCTCGCGCGGGTGACCTTGTCACCTTCGGGCTCAATCGCGATCACGGGTAGCGAGGTCGTGTCCTTGAGGTCTTGGATAAGTTGCTGGCCGCTGGCCTTGTCCTCAATCAGCACCGCGTCCGGGTTCCATGCCTTGGCGTGGGCGATCGCGGTGCGGCGCAGGGCCGGGTACTCCATCCGCTCGCGCAGGACGTGCGCGATGAACTTGCCGCGGCGACTTACGATCCAGGTTGTGCATACGCTGGGGTCATTGATCTCGGCCGCCTTGTTCGCGGTGTCCCAGGACTGGACGACCATGATGCGGTCTTCGGGCAGGCCCTTGTATCGACCGAACCAGGACAGCTTCCACAGCCCGCCATCATCGGGCGCCGGCTTCTGCTGGTACAGGGCGGCCCAGTTGCGGGAGCCCTGCGTGCGCCGTTCCTGCTCCCAGTGTTCCGGCGTGAACCAGTCGGTCCACAACCATTCGCCGATCTCGCGGCCGAGCGGGTCATCTTGCCGCTCGCACTGCGCCTGCAAGCACAGCACGTACCATTTTTCGCCATCCTGAGCTGTCACCCAACCCGACTCGCCGTCCCAGTCCTTGGGCAGGATGCGGCCGGCGATGTCGTCCTCGTGCCACCGGGTCTGGATGATGAGGATAAACCCGCCCGGCTTTAGACGGGTGCGCACGCTGGCCTTGTACTCCTCCCAGATGCGATTCCTGATCGTCTCGCTGTCGGCGTCCTGGCGGCCCTTGAGCGGGTCATCGATCACAATGCCGTCGGCGCGGTTGCCCGTGATGCCGGCATCAATACCGGCCGCCATAAAGCTCGACCCGGAATCAAGCGCCCAGTCGTCGGCCGCCTTGTTGTCCGACACGAGGCCGGTGCCGAACACCTCGCGATACTCCTTTGACCGCGCGATCTGCCGGCACTTTCGGCCGAACTTGCGGGCGAGGTCGGCGCCGTAGCTGGTCGTGATGACGTGCCGGCCGCGCTTGCGGCCCATGAACCACGTCGGAAAGGTCACGGTGCCGTAGGTCGATTTGGCCGAGCCAGGGGGCATGAAGATCATGATCCGGCGCATCTCGCCGGCCTCGACGCGCATCAGGGTCCGATTGATCAGCTGGTGATGTTCGGCCGGCGTGACGGTATCGCGATAGAACTCGGCGCAGTCGGGGTCCTCGTCATTGATCGGCGCCCCCGGGATCTCGATGTACCTGCAGTATGCGTTCAGGTCGTCCCGGGCTAGCCGGCGACGGCGCTCCTCCAGCAGCTTTAGCAGCCGCTCACGGTCCCGGCGGTCGCTGGCCGCCAGCGCACTCACTTCGGCGTGCCGTACTTCGCCGTCAATTCAGCGATGCGCGCCTCAATCTCGGCGTCGGAGTAAGACGAGTATTCGCGTTCGCCGCTCGGATCGGTCGGGGCGACCTTTTGCGGCGCGTCCATGCCCAGGATCTTCGCCCGGCGCTCGCCGATGTTGACCAAAACGGTCAGGTAGCGCGGGTCGCCGCACTGGCCTCCGGTCTCAATCTTGGACTTGCTGCCTTCCTTGCCGCCCTTCTCGGCGACCCTCTTAACGTAATCTTTCTTCGAGCGCTCCCACTCGGACCACGTCTCGGCCTCAATTGCGTCCAGCCGGCGCAACTCGCGGGCCTTGACCGCGGCGATGTCCTCGGCCGCGCTTTTCTGCCATTCGCCGACCAGCGCTTTCAACTCCCGGCGCACCGTCATGACGCTCAGGCCGGTTTCGGCCGCTATCTCGCTCAGGGTTCGGCCGCGCAGGCGCAGGCGCGAGATAGTCTCGCGGTCCTTGATCTTCTGGGCCTTTGATCGCTTTTCGCCGGGCATGGGCTGTTCACTGCATGGGGGTGTTCACGCCCCCGGGTGGCTTATGCCGCCCCTGGGGTCCGCTTTAACGTAGCACGGAGCCTACGCGGGCTTCCACGGGTAGCGCGGCGAACTGTGATGGGTGGAGCGTTCGGGTCGGTGTCGAATTGTTGTTCGCCCCGCGGCCGAAGATGACGCATCCGATGAAGCGGCCGAGTTCCCATGCGCCGACCTTAACCGTCTTTCCGGCCGGCATGCAGCCGGAGTAGTGCCAGTGTCGGCATGCGTACACGGCGGCGGCGTGGGTCGCCCAGTCCATACGCAGGTCAGAACTCATGCCCGCAGTTTGGGCAGGTGTGCATCGTCTTGCGGTCAAGGCGGCCCTGGTCGCCCTCGCCGCCGGGATTCTGCGGCGGCTCCGCGGTACGCAGGCTGTCGAACAGCATCGCAAGGCCGGCGTGATCTACTTCGATACCGCCGAGCAACTCGTCGAGCGCGGCTTGGTCGGTCTCGGCCATGGCGGCGATCGGGTCAATGCTGGCGAGCGCAAGGCGTTCCTCGCTCTCGGTCAGGTCCACGTAGACGACCGGCACCAACTCGCCGGCATCGCGCGCCAGTTGCGCGCGCAGGTGGCCGTCAATGATGCGCCCGGTGTTGCGGTTGACGATGACGCGCTGGATCCATCCCAACTCGGTCAGGCTACCGTCCATGGCCGCCTGCTGGTACTCATCGTGCCGGCGGAAGTTTGCCGGGTTGTCTGCGAGCTCGCCTGGATCGACGACGGCCTCACCTACGATGCGGTTGCGCCAGCTCACTGTTTGGGGGCGGGCGCAGCCTGCACGGACTGGGGCGCCGCTTCCTTTTGCTCTGTGATCGTTGACCAGACGAGAGTCCCGGCCATGCTGACCACGGCCAGCACGCCGAGCTTGACCCAGCGGGATGTCTCCTTGAGGCTGGGCATCTCGCGCTCAATGGCCTGCAGGCGGTCGTCGAGTTTTTTCGGGATGCGGTCCTCGATCTCGCCCATGCGCTCGCGGTAGGTCTCGATGGCCTTCCATGCGCGCTCAAGCCCCGAGCGGGTGTCTGCATGGTGCTGTTCAAGGCGGACGAGGGCCTCCAAGCTCTTCGCGATTGATTGATGCGACCGCTCAAGGTGGTCCACGCGATGATGCAGGACGCTGTCGGTCACCGGATCACCCCCGCCTTGCGGCCGCGATCTAGGCACGCCTGGCACGCTCGGAGCTTCGCGCGGCAGTCGGCGGTCACGACGCGATCCTGCGGCCCAAGCTGCAGGAGGCTGTCGAAATTGCCCGTTCCGTCTGCGTCGGGCTGCCATATGGGCAGCTCGGCACAGTCGCCGGAGCACATGGCGGCTTGATCCGCGTCGCATCGCAGGTCGAGCGGCTCAGCCTTCGGGGGGGTCACCACGACGGGATTGGTTCCACATGCGGACACGCTCAGGGTCAGCGCGGCAGCCAGGAGATAGGGGATTCGCTTGTGCATGGGCCTGCATGTCCTTAGAGATTCTGGCGGCGGAACGGCGGGCGTCGGCGAGGAAGCGAGCGATCTCGCGCGCATCGCGCTCGGCGCGATCGTCGATGCCCTTCTGGGTCTTCACCCATTCCTCTCGGGCCTCTTTGATCGCGGTGGCCAGCGCCTCGGTCTGGCGCTCGGCGCACTCGGCCTGCGCCGTGGCCTTGCCGAGTTCCTCGGCCGCGTCGGCCTTGGCGGCCATGTAGAGCCAAACGCCGAGGGCGGGCAGCAGCCACAGAGCGATGCCCAGGGCGGCGCCGGCGATGCGCTGGCCGGTGGTGAGGGTGGCGAGGGCGGGGATGATCATGCCTGAATGGCTCCGTCGATGCGTCCGCGCACATGGATCGGCAGCTTAAGCACTTGGTCTTCGGTCATGAACCAAGTGAACAAATCGGCGACGGCCTCGCACAGGAAGACCCAGGCCAACATCGGGACAAACTTCGGCACGCCGACGCCGGCATCGTCGCCCTCTGGGATCATCCACGACGGCGCGCCGTACAGGCTGCCCTCATGGGTGAAGCCGAGAGCAATCGCCCGATCGCGTGTGATGTAAAAGCGGTCGCGGGGCTTAATCTCGTTGGAGTTCAAGCAACACCTCCCGCTCGGGCGACGCGCGCCTCGTCCTGCCGGCGCCCACATAGGCCGCGGCCATTGGGCGTACCGGCCCAAACCCGGCAGCTGCGCTCCAGCTGCCGAGCAACGCACTCGACATCCCGGGCGGGCAAGCATACGTCCCGGATGACCCGGCGCTCTTCGCGCCGGCTGCCCGCCATCCCCGGACCTCGGTTGTAGACCTCGGAGGTCAGCGCGTCCTGCACACCGATCGGCGCCATGTCGAAGGCGCGGCCGTAGGCCTGTCGCGCGCGGGCTCGGTAGACGGGGATGCTGCTGGAATCCAGCACGCGGATTGCGTCGGCCCAGCTGACGATGATGTCGCGGTAGCGGGGCAGGATGGCGCGCGCCTCGGTGCCGGTGAAGCCCGCGGTCGTAGCCAGCCGCGGGGCGGCCGGGTGCGTGGCCCAGTCGCGCCGGATCGTGTCCGGGTGCTGGTGACCGCCGTCGTAGCCGATGCCCCAGGTGACGCCCGAGGCGCCGCCCGGCCAGATGGGCCGCTGCAGGTCCGCGACGTATCGGCCCTTGCCGCCGACCTCCCATCGCACGATCAGGTCGCGCGCGCCGTCCTGAGCGTTCGCCGCGCCCGAGAACGTGCCGAAGGCGATCAGCAGCAGCACGAAGATCGTGATCCATTCGAGCCGGTCCTTGACGATCAGCCACAGCGCGCTGCGGTTGCCGTCGCGCGCGGCCGAGTGCAGTTCGCGCTCTTCGTCGGCGCTCAGGTCGTGCCAGTACTCGGCTTTCCATCGCCACGCGAGGTAGCCGAGCAGGGCAGTCGGCACCAAGCCGACGAGGTAATCGACCAGGATCGGGCCGATCTCGATGACGGGAAGGCCGCGCGCCCAGGTCACGAACCATGCGCCCGCCATTCCCGCAAGCAATAGCGGCAGGATGGCGGTCAGTTCGATATGGGTGCGTAGCCAGCGGGTTGCAGCGGTCAGCTTGTCGCGCATGTCAACGTCCTCTGGAGTGCTACGGAAGGTAGCGTAAGAACTGGTCCCGGTCACGGTGGGACCATTGCCGCGCGCCCCTGAACCCCTGCAGCGCCGAGGATTTTTCGCACCATCCGCGGGCTTATCCGGTTTTCGCGCGCGATCTTACTGATTGCTTCGCGGGCGAGGTACGCGGTAACGATGGCGTCATTGCGTGCACGAATCAGCGCGGTGCGCTCGGCGGGAACGTAGATCTCCACGTCGGGGAAGGCCTCGCACAGCTTGCGCGCGGCATCGACGCCGATCGCCACGCACAGCGGATGCTCATCGCGAACCGACACCGGCACCCGGAGCATGTCCCCACCGTAGACCCGCGTTAGGCCGATCAGAGCCGGCATGCCGATAACGGCGATGACTTGATCGATCTCGCTCGCGCTCACGGTTTTGACGCCTCACCATTGAGGCCTTCGGCATCGCGCCACTGCAGATAATCGATAAGTGCAGCGGCCGTCTTCGATACCTCGGGCGGTGGGGCTTCGGTCATACCGATCTCCAGATGCGTTCGGCGCGGCCGGCGTGCGATGGCCGGGTGCCTCCGGTGGGTTCGGCCAAACCCTGACGCTCCAGGTCGGGTAGGCGCCGGTCAACCTGCACCGAGGTCAGCCCGGTGCGCGTCGCGATCTCGTCCTTGGTCAGCGGCCCGTAGAGTTTCAGGCACGCGATGATCCGGTCGCAATGAGAGCCGGCGAATTCTGCGACGCTCGTCGCGGCTGCGTGGCTGGTTTCGGGGTCGGTGGCGCGCGCATGAGTGCGCGGTTCGAATTCGCTTACGGCGTGCATGGCGCGCCCCCGAAGTCGATGCGGGCGCCGACGCGGCGGCATCGCGCGGCGTGGTGTTCCCAGACCTCAGCCGCACGGATGTCTCCCATGTTCCGCAGCCTGCGCGCCATGCACTCGGCGCCCAGAGCGTGCCGCATTGCGTTCGTGGATTCGATTGACTTTCGGAGCCTTCTTTGCGTTCTTTGGATTTGGTGGGATAGATTGGCTATCACCACGCATGCCGCTTTAGCCCCAAATGGAGCATAGGTGATTTTGATTTCATTGCGCATTGCATTCTCCAGACGTGGGCCGGCGCGAGACCTGGGCCGGCAGCAGGGGTAGAGTGGTGATGGTGATGACGACGCGGGGCCGCGCGCTGAAAGCCTTTTCCTTCTCGCACCGGATGACCTGCGCGTCGTCGATCCACACGATCTTGTTCATCGCGTCTTTGACCGCCTTTTCAAGATTGTCTAAATCCGGCTTGACGGTTGGCGCAATCTGGCCGCGCTCGGCGGCTTCGCGTTTCCAGTTCGGCCAGCTGGGAGGGATAGGCAGGAGGAACGCGAGCTCAAGCTTGAGCGGGCCGTTCAGCGGCACCGCTCCGCGCATCGCGGATCGCGCATAGGTTGCGACTGTCTGCTTCCAGGCGCGCGTCTCCGGCCTCGTGAAGTGCTTCGTGCCTTGGTTCGTCCACGTCACGCCCGCTCGTTGCCACGCGACCGGGGTAAAGGGCACGATGAAGGTCACCGCGTTCAACGTCGGCCCCAGGGATACGTCCCCAGGATTAGCGCGATCAGCGCAAGAATCAGAAGAAGGTCAGCCATTCGGTGTCTCCGGCTCTGCGTCCGCGGCGGGCTTTAGCATCGTCAGGATCTCGTCGATCGCGGCGCGGGCGACTTCGGGGGTGCGGGCCTTCGGTGCCGCCGGCTGATGTGTGATCTCGGGCAACGGATCGGGCAGCGACGCTCCGTTCATGACCGCCTCGACGGTGTCGTCGTAGGCGCGACGCAGCAGCTTCTCGGCGCCCGTCTCGGGCGCGTGCCGATAGCTCCAGGGGTCCATGCGCTGGAATACGGCGATCGTGAAGGGCATGCGTCGCGCGTTCTCGCGCGCGGAGTCTGCGGCGACCTCGGAGAAGGATGGGATGCCGAGCGCTCGCATCTTGAACTCGGTGAGCGACGGCGGCCATTCCTTGCCGGAGTTGATACAGCCCTCCAAACCGCGCGCCATCTGCTCGCCGGTGAAGCCGGCCAAGCCGCGCGCCCAGGTGTCGCCGGCAACGGTGAGCTGGCCGGCCTTCGGGTGGGGCCGGCCGTCGGGCAGCGTTGCGGGATGCTGCGGGCTCTCGCCCATCGTCGGAGCCCAACGATGGGGGTATGCCGAGATCATCCGCTCCCACAGCCGGCGCAACCACACCGGCGGCGCTGGCGGCTCAGAAGAGGCCTTCGCGGGCGTCGTGCTCACGGTTGATTCGCTCCGCGCGTTCCGCAACGCTCTCGCGGCGGCCCGAGGGGTGATTTGTTTCATGTGAAGGGGTCTCAGGTTTCACGGGGAATAGGCCGCGCCAGCCGCGTGCGATTGACTGCTCAAGCACGGCGGCCGGGTCTTGTCCATTGGCGCGCAACTTCTCAAGCGCGCGCACGTTGAAACGCATAGCGTCCTGCGTGTTCGGTGCGCGTATCTTTTTCCGCACGTCGAGCCATGATGCCCACAGGTCGGCGGGCACCCATTCGGGCAGTTCAAACATCTGCGCAGACGTTGCGCGCGCGCCCTTGTTCAACCCCTTAGGGTTGATATCGTTAGATGGGACGTTATGTGCAACCTCAGGAGTTGCAGGGGGTGCAACCTCAGGAGTTGCAGGGGGTGCAACCTCAGGAGTTGCAGGGGTGGGCGATGCGATAGCGCGCAGCACGGACGCGGGATGCTCCGTGTCGTACAGCACGCGCATGCGGTTCGATGCCTGCCCGCCGTCATCTCGGCGACGCTCGCGCGTCTCGATGTAGCCGCAGTCGCAGAGCACGCGCATCGACTTCTGCACCGCCTGCCTCGTGACGCCCAGCAACTCGCCGATGCGCCCGAGCGTCGGATAGCACCATCCGTCGCGGTCAGTGTGCAGGCCTATCGCGGCCAGCACCGAAAGGTCGCGCAGGCTCAGACGCTCGTCGGTGACGGCTGATGCTGGGATTATTGAGAACCGACCCATCGAGCCCTCCCGGGCTTGCGTATCCCGATCATGCCGCGCTCTGATCGGCGCGCACTTCGTAGCCCAGCTCCTGAGCCGTCAGGTCGCCGTAGAGGTCCGGGCGGATGGTGCGCAGATCGACGATGCCGTGCGACAATCGGACAAAGTCGCGGCATTTCTCGGCGGGAACCGGGAGACCAGGGGCGTAAAAGTGCCGGACGCGCTCGCCGGTATTATAGCCGAGGGCCTTGGCCGCATTCGTGATCCCGCCCATGGCCGTGATCGCGGCGCGGATCAGCCGACTGCGTTTATCGTCGGCGGGAATGTGCATCTTCGGGGGCATTGCAATCCTACCTTGTAGCGTGGAAGTGCTACCGATGGTAGATGACCGGCGCCGGAATTTCAACTACCATCCGCCCGATGCGGATAAACAGGGATGTTTCGGCCGAGGAGTTCGCGCAGCGACTCCAGAAAGCCGCCCACGCGCGCGGCCTGACCTCGGGCCGCAGCCGGTCGGGCGTGGATGTCGTCGCCCTGGCCGCGGCGATCGACGCCAGTTACGAAATGGCTCGCCGCTATGCCAAGGGGCTCGCGACGTCGAAGCCCGAGGCGATCCGGCTGCTTGCGCGCTGGCTCAGGGTTTCCCCGGCATGGCTCGCCTACGGCGAGGGCGGCATGGACGCAAAAAGCGACGTGGACGTTGTTTTGCTTGAATCGTGTATCAAAGCCGTCACGGACGCGCAACGCACCTCCGGGGTAGCTCTGAGCAACGAGAGCCTTGCACACCTGGTTTCCGGCCTATACCTGGAGGCGCGCGACGGAAGTTTGCCGTCTGCGGCCAGTGTGGCGGCCACCCTAAAAGCCCTGAACAGGTGAGCAAGAATGTCGAAAGAAGACGCGCTACGTCGGCGCGCGGCCGAGCTCGTGGCCGAAGAATCGAGGCGAATCCCTCTACGATTTAGGCTGTTCCTGATCGGCGTCGCCGCCGGCCTCGGGCTGGCGGCTTTCGTCGCCCTGATCTCGGAATAGCCGGCAGCATCTGACCGTTCGTCTGGTAGCCCCTAAATCCCGGGGTGCTACCCGCTTGCATTTCTTTTCTACCGGCGGTAGTATAAATCCGTCCCGGGGCATGGTGCCTCGGCATGCGGAGATGCAAATGAACCAGCTTGTGACCGCGCAGCAGAGCGCCAACGCGCTCGTGCCGCGCAACATCAGCGAGGCTCTGGAACTGGCCAACGTCATGTCGGCCGCCAACCTCATCCCCGACCATCTGCGAGGCAAGCCCGGCGACTGCCTGCTCATCGTGATGCAGGCCCAGCGTTGGGGCATGGACGCGGTGAGTGTCGCCCAGAGCACCAGCGTCGTGCACGGCAAGCTATGTTACGAGGGTAAGCTCGTCGCCGCTGCGCTGTACGCCATGGGCGCCCTCGACGGCCGCCTGCACTACGACATCCAGGGCAGCGGCCAGAACGCCAGCATAACAGTCACCGGCACGCCGAAGGGCGGCAAAGGCCCCCAAACCGTCACCGGCTCGGTCAAGGATTGGCGCACCTACGGGAAGGACAAGCAGGGCAACCGAATCGACAACGCATGGGACAAGATGCCCGAGGACATGCTTGTATACCGAGGAACGCGCCAATGGGCGCGCCGCTACGCGCCCGAGGCGCTGCTGGGTGTATACACCCCAGACGAAATTGAGTCCGATGTCATTGACGTGGTCGCTACTCCGGTGACCGATTCGCGCCCGGCATACCCTGAGGCCGACTTCGAAGCTAACCTGCCGAAGTGGCAGAAGGTCATCGCGGACGGCAAGCGCACCGCCGACGACATCATCGCGCTGGCCGAGACGAAGGGCCAGCTAAGCGACGACCAGCGCAAGAAGATCCGAGCCGCTGGCAATGCCAAGCCCGCCACCGGGGAGAGCGCGGCATGAAGATCGTGAGCCTCACCCAGGGCACCCCCGAATGGCACGCGCACCGCGCGGCCCATTTCAACGCTTCCGATGCGCCGGCGATGCTTGGCGTTTCACCCTACAAGTCGCGTGCCGAGTTGCTGCGCGAGCACGCCACCGGCGTGGCCAAGGAAGTCGATGCGACCACGCAGCGGCGGTTTGACGAAGGCCACCGGCTGGAAGCGCTGGCGCGCCCCATCGCCGAGCAATCGATCGGCGAAGACCTGTATCCGTGCGTCGGCGTCGAAGGCCGGTATTCTGCCAGCTTCGACGGCCTGACGATGCTCTACGACACCGCGTTCGAGCACAAGACGCTGAACGATACTATCCGCTCTGCCGTGTTCACGGAACCGAATGGGGTGGAGAAGATCGCCATGGATTTTCTGCACATCTCCTATCGGGCACAGATGGAGCATCAGTGCATGGTGTCTGGCGCCGAGCGCGTGCTGTTCATGGCATCGAAGCAGGCCGGGGAGGAGGTCGAACGCTACTGGGGCTGGTACTACCCCGACCCCGACCTGCGCGCGCGCATCATCGCCGGATGGGAGCAGTTCGCCGCCGACTTGGAAGCCTACAAGCCCGACCCTACTGCGGCTGTAACGGCGTCGGTCGCAGTCGGTCGTGCGCCGGAATCGCTGCCCGCGCTGCGCATCCAATTCACCGGCATGGTGACCGAATCGAACCTGACGGATTTCAAAGAGCGCGCGGTCAAGATATTCCGCGGCATCCGAAGCGAACTCAAAACCGACCAGGATTTCGCCGACGCCGAGCAGACGGTGAAGTGGTGCGGCGAGATTGAGGACAAGCTGGACCTCGCCAAGTCCGCCGCGCTCGCGCAGACCGAAAGCATCGAAGCCCTTTTCCGCGCGATCGACGAGATCAAGGACGAGGCGCGCGCAAAGCGCCTGGAGCTCGAAAGGCTGGTAAAGGCCCGAAAGGAAACCATTCGCGCCGAGATTGTCGAGCGCGCGCGCAATTCGGTGATCGCTCACATCGGAGCAATCAATGCCACGCTCGGCGAGCACGCCATCGGCATCCCCGCATCGCTCACCGCCGAGATCGGCGCCGCGATCAAGGGCCGCAAGACCCTGTCAAGCATCACCGATGCTGCCGATGCCGCCGCGGCGAACGCCAAGATCACGGCAAGCCAGCAGGCCGAGCGCGTGCGGGGAAACATCGCCGTGCTCGCCGAGTTCGAAGACTACGCGCACCTTTTCGCGGATCGCGTCCAGCTCTGTGCAACCAAGGCGCCGGATGATCTGCGCAACCTCGCGGCGACCCGGGTGAACGAGGAGCGCGAACGTCTGCAGCGCCAAGCGGAAGCCAAGGCCGCCGCGGACGCGGAAATGGAGCAAATTCGCGAACAAGCGAAACCCGGGAATACAGTTTCACGCGATCCAATGGATCTGGCGTATGGCGATGTCTACTCGTCAGACCCTTGGAGCAGACCCGGTTCTCCCGTCGCGGCAGGCGGCGACAAGGCACAACTGCCTTGCACCGACGGCGCCACGATCAGGCTCGGCGAGATCAATACGCTGATCGCCCCGCTCTCCGTCACCGCCGAGGGTCTGGCATCCATCGGCATCAATCCGGTGGGCAACCAGCGTTCGGCCAAGCTGTACGCGGGGGTTGACCTGCCGCACATCTTCAATTCGCTGACCCGTGTCCTGCGCGACGCGTCGGCCAAGGTGGAGGCTTGACCATGGCCCGCGGCGTAAACAAGGTGATTCTGGTCGGCAACCTCGGTAACGACCCTGAAACGAAGTACACTCAAGGCGGCATGGCCATCACCACGATCAGCCTCGCCACTACCAGCGTTCGAAAGGATTGCGACGGTAACACCCAAGAACGCACCGAGTGGCACCGCGTCAAGATGTTCGGGAGGCTCGGCGAGATCGCCGGCGAGTACCTGCGGAAGGGCTCGCAGGTCTACGTCGAGGGCTCGCTGCGCTACGACAAGTACACCGACCGCGAGGGCATCGAGCGCTACACCACCGACATACTGGCCGACGAGATGCAGATGCTCGCCAGCCGCGGCGGCGAGGGTGGCGGCGAACGTCAGCAGCGCGCGCTGCGTGACGAGGGCGGCGGCCGGCAGCAGCGGCAGGCGCCGCCGCAGCAGGGCTACGGCACCCAAGGCCGCGCCCAGCGTAGCGGTGGCCAGCAATCGGCGCCGCCGCCGATGGACGACTTCTCGGATGACGACATTCCGTTTTAGGGCTTGACCGCAGCACGTTCCGCGCCCCAGTGCAGGGGTCTCCACACGGCGCGCCGGGCCGTCGTCTGCACAAGCCCGGCACCAATCCCACCCGAGGCCCGTTCGCGGCCCCACCAGGAGACCAAAAAATGCAGCACCTCATGCAGAGGCCGCACGCGCTCAAGGTCAGCGTAGACGCGCTGACCAAGGCCGCCCCGTTCGCGGCACACCAGGATATACGTTCCTACCTCAACGGCATTGCCGTGATCCCGCTTGCATCCGGCAGCGTGTTGGCGGTTGCGACGAACGGGCACGCGATCGTCTGCGTGCGCGACCCGGAAGGCTTCGCCAGCCAGACCGTGATCCTTCCGATCACGAGCAAGCGCAATAAGCCGGCTCTCAAAAAGAACGGCACCGTCCGCATGACCGACGAAGGCGCCATTTTCACCGAGGTCGGCGACGAGGTGACTTTCATAGTTCCCGAAAGCCAGATCGACGGCAAGTTCCCTGACATCCAGAAAGTGTTCGGCAGCGCCGAGCAGTACGAGCCCGGCATTGCGTCGCCGTTCGCGCTTTGCGACCTCAAGCTGATCGACGAAGTGGGGCGGTACGAATACGTCCGGTTCTGGACTAGGCGCGACAAGGGCGGTCGCGATCAGGCGGCCGGCATCGGCATGTTCACGATCGGCGACCGGATATTCGGCGGCGTGATGCCGCTGCGCGAAGGCGCGCCGCCATCAATCACCAGCATCATTCCGGCCGAAGCTTTCACGGCGCCGGCACTGGCCACGATGACCGGGGAAGGCTGAGCTATGGGCCTCGACATCACCTGGCACCGCAACCTGACCAAGGCCGTCGGCAACGAAGCATTCGACGAGCACGGCGATTTGCGCTACGACGACGACTGGTTCCAGCTTTACATCAATGGCGACTTCTCGGGTCGCGCCGACGAAATTGAGGGTCGCGCGGCCTACTGTTCAGAGGAGAGCGGTACATTCGCGGCCGGTAGCTACCGCGGCTACAACGTATGGCGTGACCAACTCGCAGAGCTTGCAGGCTATCCGAAAGCCCAGTACGAGCAATACGGAGGCCCCTGGGAAAGCCACTGCGTTTCATGCTGGAACGGCACGACAGGCCCCTTCGCGGAGCTGATCAATTTCAGCGATTGCGAGGGCACCATCGGCGCTGCAGTGTCAGCGAAACTCGCGGCCGACTTTGCCGATCATCAAGCGAAGGCCGACGCACATCCTGACGCTCGATTCCGCGAGAAATACGCGCTGTGGCGCCATGCTTTCGAAAAGGTAGCTGCTGGCGGTTGCGTTAAATTCCACTGAGGGCCTGACCATGTATTTTCGCAACCTGACGTTTTTCCGCTTCCCCTCCGCTACCGCCGATTCCATCCGCGAGGCCGCCGCGCGCGATCCGCGTCACGACGCGCAGGCGATGCCCGATCAGTACTCCTTGCAGGCGCTGCTGTCCGAATTGGCAGCCAAGCCCTGCGGTTCCATGGAGCTGTCGAGTCGTGGCTGGGTCTCGCCCTTCGGCGGCGATGCCGATGCCATGTTCCAGCAAATCGGTGACTGCATCCTGCTGACGCTCGGCGGCGAGGACAAGATACTGCCCGGATCCGCGGTCAAGGCGGCCGTGCAGAAACGCATCGCCGAGATTGAGCAGCGCGAAGGCCGTAAGCTTGGCGGCCGTGCCCGCAAGGCGCTGCGCGACGATATCGTGCACGACCTGCTGCCGCGCGCGCTGGTCAAACCGTTCCGCATCACCGGCTACATCGACCTGCAGGAATGCTTCCTGGCGGTGGACACCGGCAGTCGCAAGGCGGGCGAGGGGTTCGTATCTCACCTGCGGCACACGCTGGGATCGTTCCCCGCGCTGCCTCTGAATGCCGAAGCACCGCCTCGCGCAATTTTGACCGAATGGCTCACGACCGGCGAACTGCCCCAGGGCAACTTCGGCCCTGGCTCACTGTATCTCGACGACTCGGCGACGCTGCAGGATGGGCGCGACGACGGCGGCGTGGTGAAACTCGACCGCCTGGAGTTGGGGGCAGAAGAGATCCGGCAACACATTGAAACCGGCATGCAGTGCACGCGCCTCGGCCTGACGCTGGGCGACACGTTGGACGACCGCCTATCGTTCACCTTCGACGAGGACTTGGTCGTGCGTAAGCTCAAGTTCCTCGACGCGGCCCTGGAATCGCTCGACACCGGCGACCGCGACGACTTCCGCGCCGAACTAGATGCCCGGTTCGCGCTGATGTCGGGCGAAGTGCGCCAGTTGTTCCGCACGCTGGCCGGGCCGTTCAAGTTCTCGACGGCGGAGGGCTGACCATGCACGCGATCAATTGGGTGTCCCGTGCCATTTTTGCCTCGCTGCTCTGGTTTGGCTTCGTCCATGACGTGGGCGGGGCACGCAACATCGCGCTGTTTTTCGTGTGGTTTGGCGCGGTCCTTAGCCCCTTGATGCTGACCAAGGGCGCCGTCATGGATCGCGCAAACCGCGACCCGGCCTCGGCCATTGAGGAGCACGGCGGCAACGTGTGGCGTATCGCTGTCGTGCTGTTTTTGGCTTGGCATGGCGCCTTTGCTTCCGCGATTGCTTGGGCGCTGTTCGCTGCGATCTTTGTGGTAAGCGAAGACCTCGCGAACCGAGTGCGCGAAGGGCGTGGAGAACTGCCATGGGCATGACCATCGCCGAGGCACAGACCCGCATCCAAGCGATATTGAGTCAGGTCGAGCGCGATCAGAAAATGGTTATCAGCGAAATCAATCTGATGCAGCACGAAAGCCGCGGTTTAGACGGCGCCCCGAGGTTCGTGCGCACGGTGCGGCTCACACCGTCACCGGGGCCGGGCTCGTGGGCAGGGGGGGGCTGACCGTGCGCCTCCATCCCGACATCATCCGCATGCATATCCAGGACACTACCGCCGCCGCCGGCACCGTTTCGGCATCGGCTCGATTATCGGCGCGGTGCTGGTCGCTTCCTCGCCGCTGTACTTCGCATTGAGGGCCGCGTCGTGAAACAAGCCGCCAAGCTCACCGCGCGCGCCCTCGTGCACACGATCCAGCCGGCGATACACGCCGGCTTGACCATCGGCGCGCTGGTCGCGTTCGACCTGACCGCGATCAGTTGGTTGTGGCCCTTGAGCCTAACGGTGTATCCCATCCTCGCCATCGCCGCGATCGTCGCGCTCGGCATCTACGCCGCGCCAGACGCTCCGGCCACCGAGCCCGGCGGCAGTCCGGGCACCGAGAACAATCCATGACAGCAGCACAAAACGCATTTCACATGCCCATGACGGGCACCAGCCGCTTACGCCCGGGCGAGATCGTTGTCGATTTGTTCGCTGGCGGGGGCGGCGCGTCCGAGGCGCTTCGCCAAGCACTCGGGCGTGATCCTGACATCGCGATCAATCACGACGCCGACGCGATCGGCATGCACGCGGCCAACCACCCCTACACGCGCCATCACTGCGAGGACGTGTGGCATGCCGACCCCGTGGCTGAGGTCGCAGGTCGCCCGGTGGGTTGGCTGCATGCCTCGCCCGATTGCACCCATTTCAGCCAAGCGAAGGGCGGCCAGCCACGCGACCGCGCCACACGCTCGCTGTCGTGGGTCGTGCTCAAGTGGGCCGGCAGCCTGCACCGCGCCGGCCGCGCGCCGCGGATCATCAGCCTTGAGAACGTCCGCCAAATCCTCCACTGGGGGCCTCTGATCGCGAAGCGCGACCCAGCGACCGGGCGCGTGCTGCGCCGCGATGGCGCCGGCGGTTGGACGGTTGCCGCGCGCGGTGAGCGCGTCCCGGTGCGCCAGCAATGGCTGATTCCCGACAAGCGCCACGCCGGCCGCACTTGGCGCGCCTTCGTCGCTGCGCTGAGCGGCATGGGCTACGCCGTCGAATGGCGGCGGTTGGTCGCCAGCGATTACGGCGCGGGCACCACGCGCGAACGCCTGTTCATGATCGCGCGCCGCGATGGCGCGCCCATCGTGTGGCCGGCGCCAACGCATGGCCGAAAATCGGCAACTTGCGCAAATCGTCAAGTTGGCCTGCTGCCGGCTGTGTCCGCCGCCGACTGCATTGATTGGTCGATCCCATGCCGCACGATTTTCGACAAATCGGCAACTTGCGCAAATCGTCAAGTTGGCCTGCTGCCGGCTGTGTCCGCCGCCGACTGCATTGATTGGTCGATCCCATGCCGCACGATTTTCGACCGGCCCCGGCCGCTGGCTGAGAAGACC